CGGTGCGACCTCTCGTGTGTGCGGGGTGTGACCAGACCATTATGCGAGCTGTCGTGCCCTACACTCGACATCGAGCGCGGCGGTCTGGTCTCCGCGACTCCCGGTCTCCCCTCCCCGACGATGCGGGACCGGTGCCTTACGGGGCAGCGCGGCCGGCACTCGTGCGGGAGTGCCGGCCGCTCGCCGTTTCACAGCAGTTCGTACTGCCCGTCGTCTGGTGCCGCGATGTTCAGCCAGCCGGGCACGAACACACCGGGCAGGCCACACGTCGCGAGCGCGTCGACGTTGCGCCGGCCGTAGGCGACGAGCACCGACGGCGCGCCGGCGTTGCCCTTCCCTCGACGGCCGTCGACCTCGTGGAAGGTGAGCCGGCCCCGCAGGAACAACAGCCCGTCGGCGCGCTCCCACACCTGCCGGTTGAACTGCTCGGTTTCGGTACGCGCGAACAGCAGTGCGACGCCGTTGCCGTGCTCGGCTAGACGTTCAATCCATCGCCACGCCTGCGAGTACGGGGGGTTGCACCACACCCTGCCGAACCACGTGTGCGCCAGCCCGTCGTCCCGGTAGGTGTAGTGGTGCATCGCCGTCGGCCACCGATCGGGGTCGGGTGCCGCGCATGGGTCGAGGTCGAACGCGCCGAGCGCGTCGAGAATGTGTCGCGGCGTCAACCATGTGTCGGTGCCGGTCGCGTTGTTCTCGTGCGCGCCGATCGCCCTCGCCGTCACTGCGTGCTCAGCGGTTCTTCGGCGCCGCGCGACGGCCGGGATTCGACCCACTTGCGCGCGGTTTCGGGGAACCACAGCGGGGTACGGCCGACGGTGATGTCGGGTGGTGGTGGCATCCAGTCGGCGACGGGCCGGTCGGTTTTCCCTTCGGCTATCTCTTTGCGGCGTTGCGTGGCGCGCTGGTGATACTTGCGCATCGACTCGTATTTGACGCCGGCGAGCTTGGCGAACGCGGCGATGTTCAGCGGTTGTTCTGACATTCGATTGTCTCTCTTCGTGTGCGGACGGTTCACCTGATTGTAGCCTCGTCACGCGGCTACTTAATCGTGTACCTCGTATGAGATGTGGCCGTCGTTGCGGACAGTGACGGTGATGCACAGCTCGTCGCCGTGCCAGTGCTGCACTTCGAGGTAGCCGCTGGGGCGCTCGTCGTTCGCGCGGTACCCGCGCACACGGCGCAGCCGGGGCAGCGCGATCAGCGCCGCTTTGAGTGACCCGTACACGCCGAGCACGACGTCGGACTGTTCGTAGTCCTGCACCGGGTCGACGACCAGATAGGACCGGTGGCTGTGCTCGGTCGCCGTCATCGCCGGTGTGCTCGTCTGATTGGGATGCCGGCGCGGTCCTCGATCTCGCCGACCTCGATCTGCGGCGGGTGCGGTAGCCACGACCCGACGGTCGGCGGCCGGAACGTACGCACCCACAGTCGGGTCGGGTTGCCGAGGAACACGAGCCAGTCGTCGTCACCGGGCGGGCCGGGCACCAGTTCGATGATCTGGTAACGCAGTCCGTCGCTGACGGCGATCTGCCGGTGCCGCGCCGTTTCCTCCCAATCGTCGTTCACGTAGATCGGTGTCGTCGAACCGAGACCGAACGGATTGAGCGGCACCTCGGACGTCGACCCGGCGGTCGGCGGCCGCAGCGTACGAATCGGATTGAGCAGCCGCCACCACAACGGCGTCGCCGTCACTGTGTCGCCTCGATGTCAGCGACGGTGTGCTCGTCACCGGCGTCGTCGACGACGGTGTGCGCCTCGAAATCGCCGAGCGAAATCTCATGCGCGCACTGGTGACACAACGTCACGTACGTGTCTGCGTTCTCTTCGGCCCATGCCAGCAGCTCGGCCGGTGTGGACGCGTCGACGTCGTCGGGTACGTCGATGACCAGCGATGCGCCGGCGAGGTACCGGACGCGTGCCTGCCGGCTCATTCGCGCGGTCCTGTGCATGCGGTGATGATGATCGACTTTTTCGGCTTGCCGGGGTTGTCGGCCCACAGTCGGACCTGCTCGGCGAGCTGCGCGTACGCGGCGGGGTCGCCGGTGATCTTGTCGGCGAGGTCGCGGCCGACCATCTCGGCGATTGCCGGCGGTATGCCGCTGTGCACGCCGAGGGTCGCGGCACCGGAGATCATGCCGGACAGGTACACCTGCATCAGCATGTCGTCGGTGATGGTGCGTGTGGGAGTCGGTTCGGGCTGGTCGAGGTTCGTCATGGTGCGGGTCTCCTAGTTGGCGAGCAGTTTGGCGTTGGACAGTCGGCGGGCGATCACCTCGGCTGTTTGCGTGGCTTCGGTGCCGGTCAGTACGCCGTCCCGGTTGAAAAACTCGTCGAGTTTCTTCGCGACGAGCTGCACGGTGATCTCGGCGGCGTCGACGACCACGGAAGGCAGGAACACACGCGACGACGCATGCCCCGCGGGGTAACTGCCGGTCTCCACGCCGGCGACGTCGGACGGGTACCAGCGGCCGTCATCCTGTTTGACGAAATGGCAGGTCGTGCCGCCCTCGCCGTTGCGGATCACGGTGCCGGCGCGCATCTCGTCGAGTCGGGCAGAGTAGTTCACTACTTCGGACATGTGCGGGTCCTCTCGGTGGGTTGGTGCATTCGGAATTGTAGCCTCGTTGTGAGGCTATCGTAAGCGGTAGCCGCTGCCCTGTTGTTCGGCCGGGCCGTGCAGCGTCACCCATGCGCACGCTTCCAAAACGGCCGGGTCTATCGCGTCTTCGAGCGCGCGCGCGTCGTGTCCGGATCGGCGGTCAGATATGCGGCGCCGAGCGCAGTCACGTCGACCTGCAGCCGGCGGGTTTGGCCGGTGACGATGCGCCACACTTTCATCTTGGTCGGGCTGGTCATCGCCGTATCTTCTTTTCACACGCATAGTGCCGCGGGCCGTTCCGGTTGGGGTCGTCGCCCGGAATGACGAGGTGACACGACGTGCACACCGGCGAGCACGACAGGTGCCGGCCGCCCTTCGCGGCGAGTACCGGCTTCCCACACTTCGGGCACGCCGTACCGAGCTTGCCGGTCATGGTGGCGGCGCCCACGTGCCGTCCGGCTGCGGCAGCCACGGCCGACCGTCAGGGACGATGACGACGGGGTCGTCGGACGGTTCGACCGGCGACGGGTGATCGCCGGCCGGGCGGTGACACCGGTAGTGCTCGGCGACCACGACCTTGCCGGCGGCGTTGCGTAGGTCGAACTCGTGCATGTGCGTGCAGCCCTTGCCGTCGGAACCGTGCTCGTAGGCATGGTCGGGCGGGTCGGGGAAGTCGTCGCGGGTGATGCCGATCAGACTCATGACTGCTGCCCTTCCAGTCCGGCGCAGCGCGGGCATTCGGCGTGCCGCTCGAACCCGGCGAGGACACGCACCTGCGTGCCGCAGCCCTGTTTGCATTCGGCGTACGTCCACGCCGGGCCGCTGCGTGCTGCGGTGCGCTCGGCGTGGATCCGCGCGACGGCGACGACGAGCGCGTCGACGTACCGGTCGAGGTCGTCGAGGTGCCGCAGCGGTGTCGCGCAGCCCAGCGGCTGCACCGTCAGCTCGTCGGTGTCAGCGTCGAAGTCGACGCGTATCTCGGCGTTCACCTCGTGCGCGGACCTGACGCCCGGCGCGGCTGGTCGCAGCGGGATCGTGTATCGATTGTTCGGCATGTGCGGTGCCTCTCTAGTCGTTCATCCACGGATTAGGGTCGAAGTCGTCGACGGGCGGGCCGGGGTCCTCGGCGCGGCGTTCGGCGATCTGCTCCCGATACGTCTCGTAGTCGGGGTCGTTGCGCCACCGGCCGCCCTCGAACTCGTACACGTTCACGACGTCGCCCCCTGCTGCAGTTCGTACGCCTCGATTGACGCGAGCATCGACGGCATGTTCTCTGCCAGCCACCGCGCCTCGGCGGGGTACAGGAAACCGGCCGGTTTGGTGAAGCCCGGACCGGACACGCAGCCACACAGGATCGGGCCGTCGGCGTCGTTCTCGATCTCGACGACGAACCCTCGCGGGCTGTCGGGCATCTCCCACCGGTAGAGCATGCCGGTGTCGGGGTCGTAGTTTCGGATGTCGTCACTAGCCATCGGTCGGCCCTCCCAGCAGGTCGGCGACGGTCAGTGTGGCACCGCCGAGCATGTGCCCTTCGACCCACGCGACCTTGACGTCGTGTGTCTCGGTGTTGACGTGCGCGGCCACACCTGCGAGCGGGTCGCGGTCCACAATGTTCGTGAAGTGCAGCGGCCACGGTTTCGCGATGGTCGCCGACAGCCGCGTCGCCTGCAGCAGCAGCACCGGCCGCACCGGGTCGATATGCGGGATGAGTTGCGCGGCGGTGACGAACGCGAGGCTGCCGGCGTCGGCGGGGTCGATGAGCAGTACGCCGGTCGCGGTGGACGGCGCGAGGATCACCTCGTGTGTGTCGTCGGGGTCGGCGTTCATGGGGTCGACGACACGCATGACGGACAGCTCGGGAACGCCGCTGGTGTTGCGCGGGTCGAGCGGTTCGACGCTGTATCGGATGACCCACAGGATCGGTTCGGTCATTGGTGGTGCCTCTCATTGTGTGCGGGAAACGAGGCCGTCTGTAGCCTCGTTATGAGGCTACTGTAACGCGGTGCGGGTGTCCACGCCGTACTCTGATTGGTGGGTTGGTCGTGTCCACGCCGCTTTGAGGAATTTCGCGGTAAAGCACGATGCCCGGCGGTGCTAGCACTCCACCGGCCGGGCGAGCCAAGTAACCGGAATCGACGCCGGGGCGCCGTTCAGCTGCACGACCACCCACACACTCTTGCCGGCGCATCGAGGTGCGCACGGAAAGCGGGCACCGAGATCACTCGCCGGATGACGAGGCTCGGTGCCCGCGGTTCTGTGTCGGGGGTCTACCAGCGGTATTCGGTGACTCGGTCTGGCATGGTCACCCGGTGCTGTCCGTCGTGGTCTGGTGGCAGGTCGCACTGTGCACGCACGGTCAGCTTCACGCGGCCGATCGTGGTGCCCTCCCATGTGCCGTCGACGCGCGTCTCGGCGTCGCAGCGTGGTTCGCCGTGCCGCACGATCGGCGCCTCGACGTCCGGCCCCGGCTCGTCATGCGGCTCACGTAGCCGGCGGATCGCTTCGTACGGCGGTACCGGATCGCCGGCCGGCACCAGCTCGCCGGTCAGCACCTCGTCGTCGCCGGTCATGACGGCTTCGGCGCGACCGGCACGTATACGGTGCACGGGCACGGCGGTTCGCACGACCGGTGGATAGCACGCTGATCAGCATTCCAGTACGCGCCGGGGTCGTGCTTGTCGCGGCCGTGTCCGCAGTTCTGGCATTCGCGGGCGGTGGTCGCGATCGCGTCCTGCACGGTGTCGATCGCCTGCGTCACGTGTTCGGGCATGTCCGTCTCCGGCAGGTTCTGTTCGTACGGGCGACCGACCACGACGCCGCCGGTCGGTGCCTGCTCGGTGTGCTCGCGCACTTCGCCGCCGACGACCGAGTGCCGGCCGTTCGCCGTGTCCTGCAGCGCCGCGTTCGCCGCCGTCAGCTGCTGCACCCGATGACGCGCATCGGCGAGGTAGCCGGCCAGCATCGTGACCTGCTGGTCGACGGCGACCGGTATTCCGATGTCCTCGTGGGGGAACATCATTTCGTGGTGGGCGGTGAGCGCAACTCGCGCGGTCTGTTCGACGCCGAGCAGCGTGGCCGTGACGCCGTCGACGTCGTGCCGGTTCTCGGCGTACAGCTCGATCGCGCGTTCGGCGAGCAGTTCCACTCGGCCGGCGGTGTCGATGCCGTCGAGGTTGCTGCCGCCGATCGCGGTGATCGCGGTCGTCGCCGAGTCCCATACCTGCTGCAGCACGGCCCGCCGAGGGTCGGAGTCCAGCTCGGCCTGCAGCTCGTCGGCTCGGGTGGTCGCCGACGACAGCAGTGCGCGCGCTTGGTTCGCCTCGTCGACGGCACGTGCGTTGGCGACGTGAAGGTCGACGATCACGGTCGCCGCCTCGCGCTCGCGGTCGACGAGCCGGTCGACGAGCGCCATACGGTCGAGCGACAGGTCGGACAGTTGTTCGGCGAGCGCTTCGGCGCGCCCTTCGGCGGTCGCCGTTTCGAGCATCGCCTGCACGTACAGCGGCGGTTTGTAGTCGCCGAGCGCGGCCGGCAGCGGGCCGATCGGGGTGCGTCCGTTGGGGTCGGCTTGTTTCGTCATCGAGTCTCCTTGGTAGCGGGCGAGGATCGTGCTGGTCAGTCGGTCAGCGATCGCGTCAGCAGTCGCGCGGGCCGGGTCGGGGCCGGTCATTTCGGCGGCTCACTCTCGACGACCAGATCGAACACGTGCGGCGGCGGTGTGAACCCGCAGTCGATCAGGTAGTTCACGACGTTCGCGCCGATCACCTGCTCGCGCCGCCTGCTGAACAGGCTCTTGTGGTCGCGGTCGGCGCGGGCGGGAATCTTGTCGGACACCATTTCGCCGATGGTCGCGAGTAGCTGCAGCGCGGCGGTCAGGTTGTGGTGCTCGGCGCGGTACTCGTCGGCGAGGTCGCTGGCCTTGCGGTCGTTGGCGAGCTGCGTAGCGACGGTCTTGGTCGCTTCGGCGCGCTTCTCGAACTTTTCGAGCTTGGACGGTGTGGACTCGATGTACAGATGCTTGTCGGTCACCAGGTGATCCCTTGTTCGGAGGTGTCCCACGCCTGCCAGTCAAGCCCGGCGACCACGTGCAGGTGGTGTTCGAGGACCCGGATGGGTAGGCGTGAGCGGGGGTGTGTTTTCACTGCGCCGATGGTGGCGCAGACGAGTGCGTCGTACTCGTCGTCGTTGCGGAGTTGGCGGTGTCGGCCGTTCTCGACGAGCACCGCGGACCACAGCCGGCCGATCGCCTCGGCCACGGCAGCTTTGTCGCTGTTGCCGTTGTCGGTGGCGAACTTCGCGCGGCTTGCTGCGGACACGAACACGACCGGGATGCCGGCGGCGTGCAGTGCGTCGACGACGGTGCCGAACAACCATGACCGGTCCATCAGTCCGACCTGCGTTGTCTTCCGGTTGTAGAACGGCACCTCGATGACGACGAGGTCGGCGCCTTGCGCTGCCCGCAGGATCGCGCGGCGTGCACGTTGGATACGTGCCCGGCGTTGTTCGACGGTCATCCCTTTGCTGCCCGGCTCGCCGACGCATGTCGTCTGGATGGCGACGTCGTCGACACCACCGGACGAGGTGACGACAGTCGGCGGTGTGATGGTGATGCGGCAAAGTCCGGTCGACGTCAGCGACGGGTCGACACCGAGGATGACGGTCACCGGTTCAGCTCGTCGATCGCGTCGTCGATCACGCTCTCGGCCTTGGCTCTGGCTGCTGCCTGCCGGGCACGCTCGGTGTCCCGGTCGCGCGCGTACTGCGCCTGCGACATGGCGACGCCGTACCCGTCCTCGTAGCCGAGCGTGTACGCCTTCGCGACGACGTCGTGCAGCCGGCGCATGGCCGCTTCGGGGATCTCGGCGTGGAATGGTGAGAACTTCTCTGACGCTGTCAGCTCGTCGCGGGCGAACTGGTCGAGCATCTGTGACACGTTGTGCGGTGCGATGGTCACGTGCGGGTCTCCGTTTCGTGGTGGTGGCGGCATGGGCAGTGTCGGACGACGCACGGCCCGTCGGTGTGGTGCAGGACGCGGTCGTGGCCGCAGCCGGCGCACGGCTGCCGGATCATGTGGGCGGCACTTTCGGTGGTGTCGCCACGTCGTAGACATCGGTCCATGACGACTCTGATTCGGCGTGGACGCGCGCGACGACAACCTTCGTGGTGGTGATGGTCACCGCTGCGATGGTGCCGTCCGGCTCGATGCCGAGCGCGCGCAGTGCGTTGCGTTGCATCGCTCGCGTGATCATGTGCGGGTGGCTCGGCGTAGCTCGGCGAGGTCGTACTCGGCGGCCTCGGCGCGTATCCGCTGCTGGTCGCGTTCCTCGCACACCTCGGTGTGCCGGGCGGATAGGGTCGCGATGACGGCGGCGAGGGTGCGGATGCCGGCGAGCAGGTCGTCGAACGACTGGTCGTTGTCGGGGACGACGCGGCGGTCGCGTCTCTTGATACGGCGGCTGCGTTCGTTGGCGAGTTGCCGCGCGCCGTCACCAGCCCAGTAGTAGCCGTCCGGGACTTCGCCGACACGCTGGTGTGTGATGAAGTCGCCTTGCGAGTTGAACTCGCCGAGCACGTACGGGGTGGCGTCGCCGCCCTGGTCGGCGGTCGCGCGTGGCGCGTACACACACAGCCGGTTCTCGCGGTCGGCGAACACGTTGGGTCGGTCGGACATCAGTAGACCGCCGCGATGTAGTCGACGACCATCGCCGCCGGGTCGGTGCGGTCGCGCTTGTGGACGATGAGTCGCCACGGCAGCACGAACAGCGTTTCGAGTGGTTCGGGCTGGTCGAGCGCGGCCTGCGTGAAGATTTCTTCGCCGTCCTCGGTGACGGTGCCGAGGACGCGCAGTGAGTACTGCGCATCGATGGAGTGCAGCGCGCCGGCGCGGCGTCGGAAACCTTCGCCGTACGCGAGTTTGGCGCCGTTCTTCGACACCGAGCGCCAACGCCAGGCGACGTGACGCTCGTCGGATTCGAGCAGGATGGTCGGGTAGACCTCGATGGTGCCGCGGTGCTGCGGCGGGTCGTGCTTGATTATCACGGTTTCTCCCTGGTGCGGTAGGGGTGCGGGTGTGCCCCGTTGACCGTAGCCTCATGACGAGGCTACGGTCAACGGGTCACGGTTCGGCCAACTCCCAGATAGGCGACCGCGGGCGGCGCATCAACCCGACGATGCGGGCCGGGTCGCCGGGGTCCTGTTCGGCGCGCAGCTTCGCGACGCATTCCCGCATCTGCTCGATGGTCGCCGGCCGGTCGATGATCTGCTGTGTCGTGTCGGTGCGGCGTGCGACGGCGAAGTCGGTCATCGGGTCATCCTCTCGCGTTGTTGCACTCGGCGGTGGTCACCACGTCCACTTTGTCTCGATGACCGGTGGGCCGACCTCGGTGATCAGGTGCGCATCGCTGCCGCTGGTGAGTCGTATCTTCCGGCCGATGATGACGTGCCCGCCGAACCGGCCGACCTTCGGCGGTGTGAACGCGACGACGTCGATACGTTTCGGCTGCGGCCACACGGCACGCCAGTTCGCGTCATAGACAGTGACGCGTGGCCGGCGCGGCCGGTACTTCCCCCGTTCTTTCATGCGGGGGAAGTACGCGCGGCGACGCGGCCGCTGCCCGCTGCTCACGCCGGTTCGATTCGCCAGGTGCCGCGCCGGGTCTGCTGCGCGCGGGCGACGTCGAGCGCGGTCTCGGCGGCCGCACGGTGCGGGTACTCGCCGCCCACCTGCGGGATCGCCGGCAGCCCGTCGGGCTGGTCGTCGGTCGGATAGAACATCGTGCGGTACCGGTTCGTGTGCGCGCGGTCGACGTTGCCCTCGGCGAGCACGATGCCGCACCCGCAGGTGAGCACCCGGCGCGGCGGTTCGTCGATCTGCGGCGCGTTGTGCAGCTTGAAGTACCACCCGTCGTGCTGCTCGTGCCGGGTGCCGAGTTTCGCGTCGTGGGCGAGTACGTCGATCTCGGCGACGATGTGCTCGTTCCACTCCTGCGCGGTCACTTCACCCTCCATGACGAGCTGCCGTCAGCAGCCCATGCGACGCCGTACCGCTTGTCCTGGTGGAACGCGTCGTGCCCGGCGGGACGCGTGCAGGTGTAGACGGCGATGCCGAGTGCGTGTGTGCTGGTGCAGCCCGGCAGCGGGTCGGCGTCGGTGACAGCCTCGGCATCCCACGCGACGCCGTACTGCCCGTCGGCGGGCTGCGTGCCGTAGCCGGCGCGTTCGAGCACGGTACGCACGTCGTCGACCATGTCCTCGTGCCGGACGTCTGCGGCGCGGCCCGGCGACACCGTGATGAGCAGCTGCTGCAGCACGCTGTTGATTTCAGCGACACGCGCCTCGGCCTGCTCGGCGCGTATCCGCACGTTCACGACGTCGTCGCGCCAGGTGTCGGCGGGCTGCGGTTCGGTGTGGCGTTGCAGTGCGCGCCATTCGTCGTGTGCGTCGAGCACGGCGTCGAACCATTCGGCGTTGTCGTCGCCGAGCACGTTGTCGCCGTCCTCGTCGATGAGCGCGCCGAACGCGTTGTCGACGTGCTCGCGCACGAACTCGCGGCGGTCGTCGAGCAGCTTGGCGTACGGGTTTTCGACCTCGCCGTCGTACTTGCGTCTGCCGTTGGCGTGGCCCTCGTAGTAGCCCTCGCCCCATGCCTGCCGCATCGCGTCGAGGTGGTTCGGTGCCGGCGCGGTCGGCGGCGCCGGGTCGGGTTGCCCGGTGATCGCGTCGATCTGCCGTAGCGCGCCGCCGATGACGTCGTTCACGCGGCGCAGCGCCTGCTGCACGTCGGGGTTGTCCTGCGGCCGCGACGAGGACACACCGGACGGGCCGGCGGGCGGTGTGGAGGGTTTCTGGTCGGTCATGCTGGTTGGTCCCTTCGGGGTGTGCGGTGGGCGGCGACGTGGCCGCTTGGGTCAATGATGACCCATGCGGTGATCGGCCACGGCGCGGTTTGTGCGCGTGCGATGGCTTGGGCGAGTGTCGAGTGCGGTTCGGGGTCGAGCAGCCCGGTCGGGTCGGTGAGGGTGAACTGCCCACCGAACAGGGCCTGCCGGATCGCCGAGGCTTGTTCGATGAGCCGGCGTACCTCGGGTCGCAGCAGGATCAGGTCGAGCTGGTCGACGTCGGGGACGGCGAGTAATCCCTGCCCGGTGACGACGGCGATCGCGCCGCAGGCGGGGCAGAGTAGCGCGTCGATCGGTGGCACGGTGATGATCGCCGAGCACTGTGGGCAATTCTGCTGCGACTTCATGCTGCCGCCCACACGCCGACGGCGTACGCGACGGTGATGGTGAACAGCAGTCCGAACACGATGATCCCGCGGCCGCCGGCCTTGGGGTCGCGTTCGGATAGCAGCACGGCACCGAGCAGCAGTACGAACGCTATGCACGCGATGATCGCGGCGGCGGTGCTGGTCGCCGCTCGCCAGTTCATCGGCGTGCCTCGTTCAGTTCCTCGACGATCGCGTCGAGGTGGTACCGCAGGTCGGACACGACGTCGTTGAATGGTAGCTCGGCGCCTATGTCGAGGTTGCCGAGCGCACGGCGTAGCCGGTTCGTCATGCGCCGCAGGTTCTCGTGCAGGTCCGGGTCGACGGCGTTCTGCTGCGCTGCGAGGCGTAGCTCGCTTTCGCGGTCACGCTGCTGAGTGAGCGCGGTGATCTGCCGTTCGTAGCTGTCCATCAGCACACGCTGCCCGGTGACGTCTCTGTGTAGGTCTTCGATGACGTCGGCGCAGGTCATGAACACTTCGGCGAACTTGCGATTTGTGGTGAGGTCGGCGCAGGTGCGGGCCGACCTCACGATGGGCGGGAGTCTGTCGGGTGCTGGTGCGCTGCCGTGCTCGTGTGACCCGTCCGGCACGTCGGTGGCGAGTGCGCTGGTGTCGCCGCCCTCGTTGGTGTGGAGCGCGACGAACGGTGTCGCGTGCAGCGTCGACCCTTGCGTCTCGATGGTCTGCCCGCGGTACCGCAGCCCGCCACGTTTCACGGTGAGCGTCGGCAGTGTGAGCGGTCCGGCGGCGAGGTGGTCACCGTCGTGCCCGTCGGGTCGGCCGCACCCGTCAGCGGGGCACACGCTGCTGCCGTCGTCGTCGTCGTCGTAGCAGCCGGCGCCGCATTCGCACTGGTGCCGGTCGGTGTCGTGGCCGGCGAGTTCGTGGTGCGCGCCGGACATCTCCGACCAGCGCCGCTCGCAGATCCGCGGCGCGGTCGGTCGGCTGTAGGTGCCGGGGAATGCGGCGCGTGCCCGGTCGAGGTTCTGCTGCAGCACGGCGTGGTCGATCGCGCGGTCGTCGCTCTCTCCGTATTCGGCGAGTTGGTCGCAGAGCGCGAGGACGGCGTGGACGAGTGCGGTGCCGACGATCGTTTGGTCGCGGTCGTCGGGGCTGTCGGGTTGTGCGGTTGCGATGAGTTGTTCGGCGGTTGTGCGGTGGTCGGTCATGGTGTTTGTGCCCGTCTGGTGGAGTGTGCGGTTACTGGTCGTCGTCGTAGCGTCCGCCGGGTGCGCCCCATGCGGTGTATCCGGATCGTTGGTGTTCGATGAGTCCGAGGGTTGCGGGGTCGAGGCATTGGTCGCCTCGTCGGTGTCGGTCGAATGGTGTGAGTGCGGTGAATGTGCGGTGACAGCCGCTGCAGTGGCATGCGCCGAGCGCTGACCAGCGTGCGCCGCATCGGCATGTGTGGGGTGGTTGTGGGGTGGTCATGGTGTCGGTTCTAGGGGCCGGTTGGGGGTCTGTCCATTCTGGCCCTGATCGCTGTTCTGCGGGACGATTTTCGTTTCCGGCCCTACTCCCCTCTGGATGCCCTGTTTGTCGCTCCACGTCGTATCCAGAGAGCAGGACACGCTATGTGTGTTTGGCTGCTCGCCTCGCTTTCAGGAGTCGGCTGGCGCAGGGAATCTTTCGGGTCATGTTCGTGGCGAGGTTCACGCATGCCTGATCGGGTTCGGCGTGGCAGGTGTCGCAGGTGTAGTTCCCGGCGTCGTCGACGTCGTAGGCGGGCCAGATCGGCTCGCCGTCGGCGCCTGCGATGGGGATGCCGAGTTGCGGGTCGGTGGTGACGGCGGGTTGAGCGGCGAGGCTCGCGGCGTGGTCTCGTTCGATCGCTGCGCGTCGGAGGTCGCGGACGCCGGCGCAGATGTCGCCGGGCTGGATGACGCGGTCGCGGCCGCCGACGGCGTACCACGCTTTCACGGATTCGACGGCTTCGTCGGGGTGAACGTTGGTGCGGGAGAACATGTCTACCCACATGCGTAGCCGGTTGGGGTCGGGTTGCCCGAGCCGGTCGTCGATGAATCGGGCTGTCTGCCACGCCTTCTCGGCGGCTTCGACGGTTTCGCGGCTGGTCATAACCCGAGTTCCTCGATGAGTTGGGCGGCGACGTCGTGCGCTTCGACGGCGGCGGCGGTGGGTTTGCCGGTGGCGGGTCGGCTGGTGCGGGCGGCTTTGGCGACGAACCGCGGTATCTGGGACGGGTAGAGCCGGTCGCTGTCGTGCCATGCGGTGATGCCTGCGGCGATCTGCGCGGGCGGGATGCCGTCGCGGAGCAGCCCATCGCAGACCCGCCCGATCTCGACGAGGGTCGCGCGGTCGAGTCGGCCGCCGAGGCTGGCCTCGAATGCGCTCGCGATGCGTGCGGCGTCGACGCTGCGGGCGGTCGCGTTCAGCTCGGCGAGCATTTGGTTGCGGGTCCGTTTGGGGATGCGTTGGCCGTCGGGTCGGCGGTCGGGTAGGGCCGGGACGAGCGCGAGCGCGCCGGCTGTTGGTGGGTCGGTGTCGGGGTCGTCGCCTCGCGCGCCTGCACGCGCGTGAGGAGCGGGAGAAATGTAGGTAGTAGCAGGAGCAGGAGCAGGAGTAGAGGGGGGGTAAACCGGGGGGTTAACCCTACCCCCCGGTTTAGGGTTAACCGGGGGGTTAACCGAGGGGTCAGCGTAGGGGTTAACCGAGGGGTCAGGCGTGGGGTCAAACGGGGGAATGGTGGCGGGGTCGACGGCCTTCTGTTCGAGCAAACTGACGACCTGCTCGCGGTCCCACGACTTCGATTCGGGGTGCCGGTCGCGAATCTTCTGCACCTCGTGGACGACGACACCACGCAGCGTCCGCGACGCCATATCGGCGCGCGCGTTCGTCATCGAGACGGCCATGTTCGGCTGCTTCCACAGTCCGTCATGCTTCACCCACGACCGCAGCAGGAACTCTTCGGTGTCGACGTCGACGAGTAGGAACAACTCGCGTGACAGTTCGGCGGCCGCGCGCAGCAGCTGCTGTTCGGTCCAGCCGGCGGCGCGTTGGGCGATGCGGGACGGTTTCCACTCACCCGACCCGCAGTAGGACAGACCGGGCGAGGTCCACAGCACGAAATACAGGTGCTGCGCGGCGGGTGTGAGGTCGAGCCAATCGTCGTCGCCCCACAGGTCGAGGTTGATACGTGCGTGATCCTTGCCGGTGGCCTTGGGCATCAGTGATCCTTCGAGGCTGTGAGGCGTGAAGCGATGTACCGGTCGCATGATTCGCGGGTGACGAGTGCGCGGCGGCCGATGTGGATACGGTCAAGGTGCCCGTCCTCGATGAGCCGGTAGACCTGTCGGCGACTGATACGGCCGAGGAACACGGCGGTGTCGTCGATGCTCATTGCGCCTTGGTCGGTGGCGTCTGGTGCAGGTTGCGTCATGGTGTCCAACTGTCGGTGGCGGCGACGTCGAGCCAGTACGCGGGCAGCGTGTAGACGCGGCCGCCGATGCTGACGACGTGTTCGTCGGGGTCGGTGGGGCAGTAGCCGAGGTGGGTGACCGGGGTGCCGGCGGCTGCGCGTCCGGGGATTTCGTAGCGCAGCCGCCAGCAGCGGTCAGTCTTCGGCGGTGCCGTCATCCTGCGGCGGTTCGTTGACGGTGAACGGGTCGGGCACCTTGTCGACTTCGGCCTGTTCGGCGTCAGCTGCCTTCGTCTCGGCGTCCGGCTCGTCGCCGTCCGGTTTCTGGTCGGGGTCGTCGATCGCGGTCTGATTGGGGTCGCTGTCGTCGCGCAAGGTGGTCGGCCGTCCGAGGGTGACCTCGCGGATCGCCCACGGTGCGACCATCTGTTTGCCGTCGTGTGTGAGTCGCCGGCTGGTGTCGCGGGTGCATTCGGCGACGACGGTCATTACGCGCACCTCGCCGGCCTGCGGTGCGAACTCGAACATGTCCTGCGGGCTGCCGCTGAACATGTACTTCACGAGTGACCCGTCGGTGCCGGGGCTGGTGCCGTTGGCGTTCGTGACTTTCTTGCCGCGTTCGGTCATGGGGTCTGGTCCCTTCACTTGTCGTTCGACGCGCGGATCGCGTCGAGCACTTGGCCGGCCTCAGCATCAGTCAGTTCGGCCGGGGTTTGCGGTGCGTCGGGGTCGCCGAGAATGTTCTGCAACCACTTCGCGACGTTCTCCGGGTCGGTGATCCCTTCGGACTGCAGCCCGCGTTCGATCTGCTGCTGCGGTGTCAGTTCGGCCGGACCGGCTTCGCCCTCGCCGTCGTCGACGACTTCGCTGTCGACGTACTCCGGGGTGTGGTCGACGGCTGCTGTCGACGTGTCAGCGCGCACTGCACCATCGTGCATGATCGCCTGCTCGATGGTGGTCGACTGCGGCAGCGTGGCGCACAGCTTGCGCAGCATCGTTTTCAGTGCCATCTGGTCGAAGTGGTCTTTCCACGGCCCGAACCGGGATGCCTTCGAGTGCTTGGCTGCGTGTGCCTGCATTTCCTCGACGGACATCGGGTCGGTGATCGCGTAGCCGCCGCCCTTCATCCGGGCGATTGCGTAGTAGGCGACCGGTTTGCCGCGCGCGCCGAACCCTGCCGGCGGCCGATGGATCAGGGTGTCCTCGCCGAGTCCGTATTCGAGCAGCCACTCGTCGTGTTCGTAGATGATGCGGGCGGCGACGGTTTCGACCATGCCCGACCGGTAGACCAGCGACAACAGGCCCTTGTATCCGACGATCAACTGCGCCTTGTGCACCTTGTCGCGGTTGTCCCAGAACGGCAGGACGTACGCCTGCCCGAGGACGCCGGGCCGCAGCCCGAGCTGCGCGCACGTCATGAGCGCACCAAGCACGGTCGACGGTTCACACTTGCCGAGATCCTTGACCTGCCGCAGCGCGGTCTGCGCGTCACGCACCAGCTGCCGGGCCTCGGCGCCCTGCGGCATAGCGCGCTGAAACTCCACCTGCATGCTGTCGATCTGCTTGAACAGCGTCGGCGGCTTCTCGTCGCCCTGCTGCACCTCGGCGGTCGCCCGCTCTGCCAGATTCTTGCCCACAATCAGACTCCTGTCTTTCGTGCGCGCGACCGGCGTTCGGTCGCGCGGGTGCATGTCCGGCAGCGTCTCTCTGGACCCGCCCGGTTTGGCCGCTGAACGACGATCAGGTTGTCGCCCGCATAGTCGTGCCCAGCGGGGCACTTCGTTTTTGCGTGCTGCTGCGACGCTCGCGCAACACCGGCGTCGCCTCGTGCGGTGTTCACTTCTGCCGTCACCTGTTCGAGGTGCTGCGGGTTGACGCACGCTCGACGCCGACAGAGATGGTCGAGCGTCAGCGCGGGGTCGAGGTCGCGGCCGTCGAGCACGTATGCGACGCGGTGCGCGAGGCGGTTGCCGTCGCGGGTGTAGCACTGCCCGTACCCGTCAGGCCGAACGTAGCCGAGCCATAGCCAGCAGTCGCCACTGCGGTCGACCCTTGACCAGAACGACGCTGGGTCGACCGCCCCGATGGTCGCCGCTGGTGTTCGGCCGGCCTCGGCGAGTAGCCGCAGCGCCTGGTCGTAGTGCTCAGCGCCGGTCATCATTCCTCCCACGGCTCGTCATCGTCGACGACCGGCGCGTCGACGACACCATCGTCTGTGCGGATCATGTCGCGGACGGTTTCGGTGACGCCCTGCACGATGTACTCGGCGACGTCGATGAGTCCGTCGGGTGCGGCGCCGGCGGTGGATGACAGGAACGCGGTCGACTGCAGGACGCCGCGCGCGACGTGCAGCGCCTCGACGCGGGCGAGCTGCTGCTCGGACAGGTGGCCGACGTACCGGTCGTTGGTGGTGGATGCGGGCATGGTCAGTTCTCCTTGCGTTTCGGTGTGCGGATATGGCGGGATTGGAACTGTCGGTACAGGTCCGGGTGTTCGGTTTTCAACGCGTCGACGTCGAGCACTTCGACTTTCTTCATGGTGACGTCGGCGATGTCCTGGTGCGCTGCGATGAACCGCGCCTTGGCGAAGTTGCCGCGCTGCACGGTGGCGATGACTTCGTACTCTGGATTCTTCGCCTGCTCGTCGTAGTCGGCGAGATCCATGTCGGGGTGCGACACGGTCGGCAGCTTCGCGAGTAGCCGAGTGTGGCCGTTGGCGAGCTGCACCAGCTTGTTCCGCGCGTCATCCTTGCCGGCCTGCGCCGACTTCTCGGCGAGCTGCGCTGCCTGGTAGTCGGCGACCCACAGTCGTGCCCGTTCGGCCTGCTCGTCGGTGAGCACGATCTCGTCGACGTCACGGTGCGGCGCCGCACCGATGATGCTGTCGACGGTGTCGCGTTCGGTGACGGTCGGCTCGAACTCTTCGCGCGCCTCGTCGACGGTGGCGCCGCGGGCGATCGCCGCTTTGTAGCCGAGCACCCGATCCCACAGTTCGCGCTCGACGTCGGCGATGTGCTGCAGCAGCGACTCGTTGCGGTCGATGCGTTGGAACACGACACGCCGGCCGCCGATCATGCCGCCGACGTACCCGTACGGTGCGCCGGTCACGTTCAGTGTGTGCAGAATCTGCAGCTCGGCGTGGTCGGGTACCTGGTCGATCCATTCGTGCAGCAGGTACTCGCTGGTGTTCTTCGCCTCGAACGGGATCGGACCGTCGTTGGTGACGAACACGCGGTCGACGTTGCTGCGCATCCATCCGTGCTCCCGGTTGGCGAGCGCGGGGATCCCGTAGTGCTCGACGCCGAGACGGCGGGCGACGATACGCACGATCGCCGATTCGACTTCGCGGCCGATCTCCATCTGCTCCGAGTCGCGGCCGTCGTCGAGGGGCAGCAGTCCGACTTTGTCCATCCACACGTGCCATGCGGTCGCGTCCGGCCACGGATTCAGCCCGAGCACCGACGAGCACTCCGACGAGCCGATGCCGTTGCGGCGTTGCCACAGCCAGCCGATGCGGCCGCTGTAGGTGTCGAGGTCGAACCGCTGCAGCATGACGCTGGTGTCGTCCCACGGATTGACGTCGATGGTCATCGTCGGCCCCCTCGGCGGTGGCGGTCAGCGTTCGGGCACGTCGCGAAGTGCGACAGATAGAGCAGCTTGCCGTCCTCGCGGAACCGTTGCGCGAGCGCGTCAGTCAGTTTCGTTGCCGTCATGTCGCGGCCCTGCCCGGTGACGTACACGTTCCCGCGGGTGGCGTTCGGTTCGGGGTCGAGCGGCATCGCTTTGCCCTTCGCGGTCTTGGCGAAGATGATCGTCTCGCCGCACGACGAGCACGCGCTCATGCCGTGAACTCCGGCACCGAATGCCCGCCGACCGCAGTGATGCCCTCGCGGTGCAGGTAGTAGTTCCACCGGTACTTGCTGACGGTCGCGATCGTGGCGGCCTGCTCGTCGTCGCCGGCGTCGACGTGGTCGAGGTACCGCTGATAGATGTCGCGGCCCTCGTCGTACTGGTGCTGACGGGTGCGCAGTCGCTGCTGCAGCTCGGCGGGTGTGCGGTTGCCGGTGACGGCGATACTGCCCGCGCCGAACTCCACGGTAGCGGCGCCGCGCAGCGTGTCGATCAGTGCGCCGAGCGCGGCGAGCGCGCCGGGAATCTCGGCGACGCGGTCGACGGTGTGGACGTCGAGTAGCGGGAACACGTGGTCGGTCGGTGTGAGGTCGGAGTCGAACTCGTCGTCGGCGACGGCGTGCTCTGGTCGGTTGGCGAGCGGTGCGGTGGTCATGGGGTGCGGCCCCTTCGGTTGTGTGCGGTTTCGGTCCCGCCCACGGTAACACGAATGTGTGCCAGCGTGTGACGGGACGCGACAGGTTATGCCAAAGTGCGGGTCAGCCACGCACCCGCGGCACGCATCCGCGCCGGCGACCGATACCACTGCACATGCTCACGCTGAGACAGATACCCGTCGGCGAGTTGAAACGCCCGCTCCCACCGGTGCCACGTGACCGGCGACCACGGCGGCCCGATCTCGGCAGCCATCGTTCGGCGCGTCGCCGGGTCGTTCAGCTGCCGCCACACGTCCGCGCCCTGCGCGCCCCACGACCGCCGGTCGAGCGCGATGAACGGTGTCGTGCGGGCGATGATGCGCAGCGGGTTGTACCGCGGGCACGAACAGATACCGTCGTTCGGATTGGACAGCCAGTACGTCGCCAACCCGGTCTCACGGCGCCGGACGATGCCGTGCACACTCGACGTGCCCGGCGCGTTCGGGTCGGCGATCAGGATCACGGCGTCGACGAGTGACCCGCCGAGCTTCGCGGCGAGGTCGCCGGCCAGCGCAGCGCCACCCGAGTAGCCGACGAACACGATGCGGGCGAACGGCTCATCGAGCAGAACATCTTTGACCATGCGCTCGCCGAGCGCCATGCCGGCGGCGAGGCTGTCGTGATAGGACAGCCCGAACGGTTGCGGCACCGGCCCGTACGATGCGGCCCACGGCACTTCGATGCGGATCGCGCCGTCCGGCAGCGGCAGCAGGTCGATCAGGTTGCCGTTCAGTCGTTCGCTGATACCGCGGAACGTGAACACGTAGATCGGTTCAGTCACTGCTGCCCACTTTCTCGTCGCCGCTGCGCGGCTGGTCGATCGGGTCCGGGTGCTCACGCATCCAGTCCGAGAGTCGCTGCCACTCCGGCAGCCGCATGCGTGACTCGGCCGCGGTGATGTGCAGATCGTCGTGGAACGGCTGGTCGACCTGCTCGTACCATTCGAGGAACCGGCCGTGCCTGCGCTCGAACCGGTGCGCCCGCGCCCGGTAGAACTTCATGTCAGATTCGAGCGACGCGAGTTGCCCGCCCGCGGTCTCGGCCCGCTCGATCTGACGGCGCGCGCCCCGCGCCCGCCACCGCCGGCCGAGCGGCCCGAGCACCTTCGCCCACGTCTCCGACGCCTCGGCGAGGAACTGCCCCAGATACTTCAACCCGACGAGCACAAACGCGGCCAGCACGATCCATCCGGGGGTGTTGTCCGGCAGTGCATTAGGGTCCACTGGTCGACTCTTTCGTCTGCCCCCGGCGTATCTCTGCGGCCCCCCGGCCGGTGTAGTCCTTCCACGCGTCCGACGACGCGCTCGCCATGACAGCATGGCCGACGCACAGCACGAACAGCCAGCCGGTCGCGGTGCGCCACCCGTACACGTCCGACGAGGATGCGGTGATGACCACCGATGCGACGGCGGCGACGGCGGCGATCACCCACGACACAGCCCGGTACTGCGGCCACGCCCACGACACGACAGCGATCGTGATTGCCGCCGATCCCAACAGCGCGGTGATCCACGCGAACGCGAGCATCGTCGGTGGTTCGCCGGCGCGCACGATAATCGACACCAGCGACCCGAGTGAGAACGCGAAGTACAGTGCGACGCCGAGTCCGTGAGCGAATACGGTCAGCGGCCACCGCACATACCGCAGACCGAGCAGCCCGGTCACGCCGCCGAGCAGGAACAGCCCGCCCCACACGTTGAACGGTGCGGCCTGCTCGATCGCCGATAGTGTCGTCGGTTCGTCGTTCGGCGGGATCGCGTAGTCGAGTCCACGCCAGATCATCGTCAGGAACATGCCGGCCTGCAGCAGCACGACTTCGGGATAGACGAGCTGTATGCGCAGTCTCACCAGCCCCGCCGCAGACTGCAGTGAGGCGTGCTCCGCCAGCGTCATCGCACGAGGCTCGGCGATGCCTTGTCGACGCCGATCTTCCACGACGCGACCGAGGTCAGCAGACTGACGGCTGCAGCGGTACCCGACACTCCGGCCAGCTCCGCCCAGTTGACGTCAGCGAAGACGACCGCATGGTCAGCGGAGACGACCGGTAGCGCGCCGACACCGGTCGCGACGAACGTGCGGCCGGCGCGGGCGAACGACTCGATGTACTGATTCGGCGACGTCCACGCCGACTGGACGATCGCGATGCCGGCGGTCGACACGGTCGCGATCGCCGCGCCCTGCAGTGCGTCCGTCCACGGCACCGCGGTGACGACGACGCCGACGCCGAGGAACAGCAGCAGGGTCTGCGCGAACGTCTTGCCCGACTTCTCGGCGACGTCGACGACGAACCCGCCGAACGTGAATGGTGCGCCGGCCGCTGGTGCCTGCACTCCGGTGAGGGGATCTCGGTGCGTCATGGTGGTGCCTCTCTCTAGTTGGTGACCAGCTCGACGAGTACGCCCGTCGGCACGTAGGTCAGTTTCCCGAACTCGAACCGTTGCTCGATCAGGTCTGTATTCGGCACCGGCCGTTCGTCCGATGTGGGTAGGCCGAGCGGCCCTTGTTCCCAGTCCATCGCCGCGTAGCGCTTGCCGATCTCGCCGTGCACGACGAAACCCTCCACAGGTCCGCCAACAGGTGTGAATAACACGCCGTCCTCGAACGACTGCACGCCGGCGGTGACCTTGCTGATCGGTGTGGTGACGACCTGGTGCCGCAGCACCGGGAACCCTAGACCGCGTTCCCAGTCGCGGGCGGCGTACGCCTCGAACAGCCCGCCGGCGGGGATCGCGTACGCCGCCGACGCGCCGAGACGCCAGTACACGTGCCCCGACTCGAACCGCGCGAACGCGCCGACCTTCTTGCCGTCGAGGAACAGCGGTGTTTCGTCGTCGGTGGTCGTCGGTGTCGCGGCACCGGTGATGCGCTTCCCGATCCAGCGGGCAGCGACCTTCGCCTCGGCGTCGATCAGGTTCGGTGACGGCGGCGCGAAGAATGCCCGCACCCGGCGCATGAACTCGTCGATCGGGAAGTTCGGGTACGGGTCGGTGTGGCCGCCGCCGCGCGCCCCGAAATCCTTGTGCCCGCAGATGCCGCGCTTCTGCGGCCACCCGGTCGCCCCGTTGTTCCCGACCCACTCGACGGGGATCCCGAACTCTTGACATGCTGCGGCGACACAGCGGGCGGCGCGGGTCAGCATCGCGTCTTCGTCGAGTCCGTCCGATGCGTCTTTCGACAGCCACCGGTCACGCGACCACGACACGAAACTGCCGGCGAGCACGATGTGGTAGCCGACGGCGTTGGCCTGCACAGCAGCCCACGGCGCGTTGCCGGGTGCCATCATGCGGACGGTGTACACGTCGTCCACGGCGTCGTTGTAGGACACGCCCGCGTTCTTGCAGTAGTTCGCTAGTCCGATCGCGTCGCCCTTCCCGCCTTCCTGCGTGTGCAGTCCGACGTAGTCGTGCGCGCGACGCGGCCCGTCCGACCCGGCGGGGATCGTGTGCGTGACGCCGTATCCGATGCGTGCCATATCTGCCGGCCCTCCCGGTGCTGGTGCCGGCTGTCCGGCGTTCGGTGTGCGGTCGACCGACCACTGCCCCCAATCGGCGGCATAGACGTCGTTGACGTCGACGCGGATCCCGTCGACGAGCGGCCCCGGATTCGATGGTGTGTCGATGATGCGCTGATACAGCGCCGCGTAGCCGGTGCCGGTGTCATCCGACCACGCGCGGGTGACCCACGCCCACGGCCCGGATCCCGGCTTCGGTGACCGGCCGATGACCTTGTCCTCGATCGCCCAGTGACACACGCGCGAGTGCCCGTAGATGCCGACCCACTCGACGCCGATCGCCTCGCCGGCGCCGCGGAAGAAATGCACGGCCGTGTCGTTCCACTGCTGCAGCGTGATGTTCTCGTCGACGGCGAAATAGATCGGGCACCAGCCGGGCATGCCGGCGTCGCGGGCGATACGCAGCGCCTGCTCGGCCATGCGTTTGCCACCCTCAAACCCGGTCGTCCAGTCCGACGGCGCGGTACCCTGCGGCTTGCCGTACTGCCAGACCGCGGCGATGTCGACACCGGCCTGCCGGTAGCGGTCGGCGACCGAGCGGGTCAGCGGTTTGCCGGCGAAGTTGCTGCCCGGCCGGTCGGGCGAAACGTAGGCGATGATGCCGGAATGACCGGCGCGCTTGATCGCTTCGGGTGAGGGGAACCCGGCAGCGGTGTCAATGATCGTGGACATGTGTGCGGATACTCCGAGGTTCGGACGGTATGCCCGGCACCTAGCCCGCGACCCTGTCGCCTACAGACTAACCTGCACCCACCGTTCACCAGATGATGAAGCCGTCACCGACGGTCAGGGTGTCCCCGATCGGTGGCGTGATCCCCCACAAGGTCGTCCCCCAGTTGTCGGCGGCCACGACCTCAACCCATGACCCGACAGCGCACTCGTCGACCCAGTCGTCGGCGGCGACCTCGACTACTGCAGGAGTGACGGCGGCGAGTGCGCTCACAAAGCACGCACCTGAACGGTCGCCGACCGGTTGACGACCTGGCCGCCGGTGGTCGTGGCGTGACAGGTCACCCGGTAATCCATGCCTAGTACGCCTCCACCCACCCGTACCGTAGCGGTGCTCAACGTGTGGTCGTCGCCAGACAATGTGAGGCCGGTCGGCGTCGACGAGAACGATGCCTCGCTGATCGCTGAGCCTCCGATGCGGGCGAGGAACGCGCCGAAATCGAACTGCAGGTCACGGACGTCGGCGGGGTGTTTGCTGTGTGTACCCATTCCGGCTATGTCTCCTCGGTTGTGGTGATGTCGGCCGCCGCCCAATTGTCGCCCCGCCCGGACGGGTAGATAAGGCCGTTGCGGCGGGCGAGTTTCCCTACCCACCGACGCCCGATGCCAGCGGGAACGGTGTTACCGGTGTCCGCCCACGTCACTACCGGCACCGCCCCCTCGGCGTTGGGGTCACCGAAAAATCCTTGGTAGATGAAATGCGTGTCGCCTTCGTCCCGGATCACTCGGATTGTGTAATGGCCGGAACCGGGCACCGGCGCGGTGTCCCGGTCCGTGCGGGAACCGTAGGCACCGGTTTGGATGCGGACACCGCCGACGTCCGCTGTGATCCACACACCGTTACTGAGATTCGATGGACAGTGCACACCGACGCCGATATCTTCCTCGTCGATCGTGGCGTCGAAGCCGGCTTCGACGATGTCCGTCGCGAGCGGCTGGTGATAGACCATGGCTGCGGTGGTGTTTGCGATTGCACTACCGGTGTACTGCACCTTGCCGTCTTTGATCCCGATATCGCCGTATCGGATCCACCGCGGCCCGAGGTCGGACCGGTTGAAGTCGTCGAAGAAACTGCGGGGCAGTGCGACCTGCCCGACGTCAATGCCGATCGACACAAACGGTGCCGGCCCGGTGTACATGGCGTCGCGTGCTGCGGTCGAGATCACGGCGGGTGCTGGGTCGCTCGACGGGTTGCGCCCGCTGCCGATCGTGTACGGCCGGAAACCGGGTAGCGGGGTCGACATGTGGAAGTTCAGCCCAGTAACGAACACGGTGCCGCTGCCGGTCATGCGGAACTGCACGTCGTAGATATCCCCGATGTCGGCGACGATCGACGTGCCGGTCATCAGGTGCTGCATCCAGCCGATCGACGCCAGATTGACGGGCACATCACCGGCCAGGTTGGGTGACGAGTAGACCCACGTCGACGACCCGTCGGCTTCGAGTTTGTACACGTCGAGGTTGAACGTGGATACGGTGCCCGATTTGTAGGCCTCCCACGTCAGCACTTTGCGTTCGGCGGCCGTCTTGAAAATGACGTTTGCCCACGGCGCATAGTTCGCGGTGACCGAAATCGTTGGCGGCGCTGTCGACATCGTGACGGTATGTGTGTGATCGGACCCCGACGAGGATGCACTCGCAGATGACCCGTTGAGTTGGTGTCGATGGTTGGTGCCGCCGGCGGTTTCGTAGCCGGTGTAACCCGTCAAGTTGTGGTCGTGCGCGCCGCCGCCGATCGTGAACGTCGACGTTGGCCGGTTCATGTAGCCGAAATTGAACGACGGCGTGCCGGTGCGGTCCGGGCCGGTCTCGTGAACTCCCATGCCCGACTGCAATGCGATGACCTGCTGCACGTAATTGACCTGAATGCCCACCGACACAGCAGTTTCGACGGCATCCTGCGCGTTGGTCGCGACCGTCCCGACGCCGCCGATGATGTCGGCGATCGTGCCGCCGACGACCGGGATACCGCGGATGCCACGCAGGATCGCGTCCAGCAGGTTCTGGATGAAATCGGCGACGTCGTCAATCCACCCGAACAGGCTGTCGCGCCACGCCTGAATGTTCAGCAACCACTCGTCGTCGCCCTCGTATGTCGAGGTGAGCGCCTTCCACAGGTCCTGTAGGTTCTCGATGACGTCGAACACGAAATCGCTGATCTTGTCGTGGATGAACGCCGCCGCCGACTGCAGGTTGCGCGTCTCGCCGGTCGTCATGAAATCGACAATCGAGCTGATCACCGTTTCGAGTCCGTCGGTGATCCACCCGACCACGCCGTTCACCTCGCCGGCGACCCGCGCGACCTGCTCGTCGATCCACGACTGCGCCGTCTTGGCCTGCGACTCGGCGATACCGACGGCGTTCGCGACGTCGTCGTAGTCGGCGAGTGACGCCGGTGTGAGGTTCGGTGCTGTCATCGGCGTTCGTCCTGTCTGCGAGCACGTTTCGCGTCCCGCTTCGCCTGCGCGTACCGGGCGGCCTGCGCCGGCGTCACCATGATCGTTCGGCCGTCGGCGGTCAGATACGGCACCTTGCCCGGCTCGTCAGGGATCAGCGGCTTCGGTTCGTCGTCGTCGAGGTTGAACCGTTTCCGGATCGCCGCCTTCTGCTCCGGTGTGAGCTGCTTCGACTTGCTCTCAGCGTCGTCGTCCGGCTCGTCGATCGGCACCCACGTGCCCGGATTCTGCAGCCAGTTCGGATCGCCAACGAGCGGCTTCTTATAGCGGATCGTGCGCAGCTCCGGGTGATACCGAAACCCGCAGTCCCACAACCGGCGCGACACCTTCCGCAGCATCTTCACCATCATCGGCAGCGGCGCGCCCGTCATGCCCGGCAGCCCGACGAGCGCCGGCACAGCGAAGTTGTCGGGGTCGTCGGGGTCGCAGTTGTCGAACGTCGGGAACTCCGGCGCGGTGATCTTCGGGCGGCGCGGCCCCCGGTCCTGACGCTTGCGTGACGGTTTGCGGCCCATCAGATCGCCTCCCTGCAGGTCATAGCTGCACTGTAGTGTCGGTCATGCCCCGCAAAGGGGAACCCCGGCAACGGCTGCAACCGTTCCGGGGCATGGCCCAACCTGAGACGAGGTTCGACATGGACGACTCTACCGAACAGTGGCGCCCGATCCCCGGTCTGCGCGGCGAGTACGAGGCATCGACTCTCGCGCGGATCAGGTCCGTCAAGCGCGGCCGTGTGCGCATCCTCACCCAACGAACAGTCGGACGCTACGCCGTCGTGATGATCACGCTCGACGGGAAGTACGCGCCGAGAAACGTGCACCGCCTGGTCGCGCTCGCGTTCCACGGCACGCCGCCGACACCACGGCATCAGGTGTGCCACGCCGACGGCGACGGCCTGAACAACGTGCCCGCCAATCTGCGGTGGGGCACTTCGCTCGACAACGCTGACGACATGCGGCGGCACGGCCGACACCGCAACGGACGGAAGACGAGCTGCGACGCCGGCCACGAGTTCACTGCAGCCAACACGTACACGCGACCGAACGGCCAGCGGACATGCCGCACGTGCAAGCGCGCGTACGAACAGTCGCGGCGACGTCGGACGTAGCACCATCGTTCTTCACACGATCCCGATGTCATGCAGGCCAGACGTCAGCGACCGAATACGCTCCAAGCCCTCTTCAAAAGGATCGCGGTTCTTCGCGTCCGAGCCGATCGTAATCGTCCACTCAGGATGGAAGTCGTCCTCCGACGCGCCGAGCACCACCTTTTTGATCCGCTCGACGAACACGAGTCCGGACAGGTCCCGCGGCCTCGTCGACGCGATGCGGTCGCCGACCCACATGTGCCCGACGCCGTTGTCGCCGAGCATCCACGGACACGAGTCGAGGATCTTCACCTCGTGCGATGACCAGCGGCGCGTCGCCCACAGCCCGGTACGAATCACCATCAGGCTGTTGAGCGTGTACGCCTGGTCGGCGCCCTCTTGGAAGAACTCGACGTACCGTGACCAGCCGAGTTTTTGCGCACGCGGGAACGACTTCGTGTCCGTCCAAGCTAATATCGTGTGCTCGTAGATCGGCCTGAGCAGGGTGTCAATTGCGCCGCCGATAGATCCGACGCCGTATCCGGAGAACGAAATGTTATCGCCGACAATGTCGCCGATCGCCTGAATCAGCGCCCCTATGCCCTCGTTGACGCCCGGTGCTGACTTCCCTCCGGTGATGATCTTCGCCGTTTTCTCCGGCGTCCGAGTGAACCGTGCGCTGATCACGCCCGGTGTGAAACCGGGTCGCAGCACCACGTACGGCAGCACCTTGTTCGTCGACTTGTAGCCGATCTGCATGTACTCGTTGGGCATCGGCTGCCCGGTGATCACCGACCGGGTGGTGTCGAGAAAGTCCTCGGTGAACTGGTCGATCGTGTTGACCAGCCCGCCGAACAGGTTGCCGCTATGGCTGGTGCCCGAGTTGAACCGGCCCGACTTGTCGGCCAGCGAAATGATCAGCTGCCCGTTGCGCGGGTCGGCGCCCTCGTAGGGCAGGTCGTCACCTTCGAGCCACCGGTCAGCCTGTATCGACAGCTCGGCGTCCTCGATCATGGCGATGAACGCGTCGTACCAGTACTTCATGCGGATGATCGGCATCGACCACACGACGCCCGACTCCATCGCCTCAATGAAGCTGATCGGGTTGACCATGATCTGCCAGTTATCGACGTCGAACCCTTCGACGTACTCCGACGGGTCGAGCGGGTCGTCGGGCAGCGTGAGCGGCGTCTCGTCGCGCATCAGGTTCACGAACAGCGTCGTCAGCGCGCACCAGTTGACCGGCCCCAGCAGCATCCACGCCTTGAACTGCGTGATCGCCGGCAGGAACGGCGACGGAAAGCACTCGATCCACTTCAAGTTTTCGATGTCGTGCATGAACGTGATCGTCACGATCTCGTCGCCGGTCGACGTCAGCTCCGAGGTGACATCTTCCATGCGGCCGCCCCACCGTGCGCCGACGTAGTCGGCGGTGATGTGGATATTGACGCCTTCTTCGCGTAGGTCGCGGCCCTCGAAATCGAGCGCCCACTGCCCGAGTGGATCCTCGGCGAGCACGACGACCATGCCGGCGCCGGCGTCGTTGTCAATCCACTCGAACTCGTACTCGATCGGGTTGCCGACGACGTGCTGCAGCAACCACTCGGCGTCCCACAGCCGCATGATCGGAACCTCGCGGCGTATCCGCGCCTCGTCCCGACGCGCCGCGTTCGTCGCTTCGAGGATCGCGTTGCACCGTTCGAGCAGGTCGTCGGAATCGAGACCGGCGATGGACGCCGCCCGCTGCGCACGCGCCTGCACGTACGCCTTGGCCTCTTTCGTCGCGAACGCACCCATACCTAGACCCGCCCCCACGCGCGGCGGAACCGGCGCACCTGGTGGATCAGCAGTACCGCACCCTCCGGCGGAACGTTCGTCGCCGACACCTCGATCTCGACGGGCTGACAGAACCGCGGTATCGGATGCTTCGGGTAGTCGCCCGGCGACGGCATCTGCGCGACCATGTTGTGATCGAACGCGTCGCGCACCGGTATCTCGCCGGGCGAGTAGTCGACGGTGATCCCAACGTTCTCGACGGGGTCGATGTCGGGATAGGTCAGCGTCCGGTTCGGGAACATGCCGCCCGGTTCACGCTTCCACGGCGGCCCCGACCACGTGTTGTCTGGCAGCGTGTACGTCGCCGCGGTCCCGACGTACTTGTGCTCCATGTCGACGCCCGACGGATTGGATATGACCGCAGTCTTGGTGCCGTCCGAGTCGAACTGCACCGGCACGACGACGTCGTCCTCCTGCCAGAACGGCATGTACGCCTTCAAGTGCAGTTCCCACACCCACCAGCCGCGGCGCGGATGATCACCGGGCACGTGCTCGACGTCGTACTTCGTGCCGGCGGTCAGCACAACCTCGATGTAGCGGGTCGAGTCGGCCGTCTCCCACTCGATACGCGCCAGCGTCGACGCCTCGTAGTACGGGTCCAGCTCGAACGACAACGCCTCCCGGATCTCGCCGTCGACGATGCTGAACGGGTTGACGTGATCACCGTGGATCACGAGGGTGACGACCGGCTCCATGATCGCCGTCTTGACCGCGCGCAGCACGCCACCATCCATACGGATCGGGGTGCGCTCAATGACCCTGATCGGCGGTTCGTACAGTTCTTCGAGACCGTCCCATGCCAGTTCGACACCCTCGTCGCCGGCGTGGTCACCGTACAGGTGAAACGTCTTGCCGCCGTCGCAGCCGACGAGTCGGATATTCGATACCGGCGACCCGGCCGGTAGGCACGCTGCGGTCATTGTTTCTCCCTCACGACGGCGACGGTTTCACGTAGCGGCGCATCCTGCGGCGACGTCCGTTGTCGACCTTATTCGCCACGTCGTCACCATCGGCGTTACCTTGCACGACCACCGACACGCTGCCCGCCTCCCACGCCTGCCGCGCGAGGTCGGACACGAGGTCGACGAGGTTCTTCTGCGTCGCCGGCTGCTCACCCGCGGCCGGTGCCGTGGTGAGCGGGTTGTCGGTGATGTACTGCCCGATCGCGTCGACGGCCGGCGGCTGCAGGTCGAGACCGATGATGCCCAGCGCCGAACTCAGCTGCCCCGAGATCGCCGCGCCCGCGACGTCACCGGCGCGCGTGCCGAGACTCGTCTTCGCTTTCGAGTTGTCGAACTTGCCGAGCGCACCTGGATTGTCGAACAGCGTCGTGTCGACGCCGTACGCGATCGCCGACTTCGCGGCACCGCCGAGCTGCCCCGACAGCGGAGACCCGCCGAGGGTGAGCGCAGCCATTTCGGGACGCTTCGGCGCGTTCGCCGGCGCCGCGGGTGCAGCGGCCGGGTCGGTCGTCGGTGTGACCTCCGGCGTGTTCGTCACCTCGACGGGCATCGGGTTGCCCGGCGTCGGTGCCGGCGCGGGTGCCGGTGCCGGTGCGGAACCGGGCAGCGGCTTGCCCTTGCGCACGATGCCGGCGCGCAGCTTCGCCTCGTCCTCGCGGCCCGCGAGACCAGCGCCCCACGGCGACCCGCCCGACTTGTTGAAAATGCGCGCGGCGACGATCGCCTGTTCTTCCGGCGTCGCCTGCCCCGCGGTCGGCGCGAACTTCAAACCACCGTTCGCCTTCCACGTGCCCAGCGCGATCTGAAAACCGCCCGACGCCTCGTTGCCGCCCGAGTTGGCGTCGATGATCTCCTGCTTGCGGTCCATCCGGCCACCCGACTCACGTTTGAGTAGGTGATTCCACGCCGGGTCGGGCGACGAGTACGTGCCGTCCGGATTCTTGACCAGCGGGATCGTGTCCTCGGTCGCCACACCCGACGGCTTCGCCGGCGTACCGGTCAGACCGACCGCAGGATCGGTGGTGCCGCCGAGCGTCGCCGCGCCACCTCCGCCACCGCCGCCGATCATGGCCGGCCAGTTCTCCACCCACACCGGAATGACGCCGCCCTTGTCGGCCTCGTCCGCGGTGTTGAACTTCGACGTGCCGCCCGAGTTGCCCCACTGCGCGCCGCCCGAGGTGCCCGACGACGAGCTGCCCGACGACGTCGACGCGCCCAGCCCGGACCCGATCGGCGTCGTACCGCCGAGTCCCGAACTTGCGCTCGCGGTGCTGCCCGGCGTCGCGATGCCCTTCTGCGGCGACGGCGTCCCGCCCAGCGAGTACGACTGCCGGGTGTGGACGTGGTCGGTGTGACCCGACCAGTCGGCCGAGTAGTAGCCGGGCTGCGAGGTGCCCGGCCCGACCATCTGCCCGTCGGCGACGCCGATTTTCTCGCCGGTGTTCGGATTCATCCATATGACCTGTTCGAGGTCACCCTTGATCGACCGGAAGTACTCGGCCAGCCGCTGCATATTCGGCACCGGCCCCGACCAGTCGATGCCCTTGTTCTTGCCCGACTTCTCCTGGTGCCCGGCGTACGTCGACGCCTGCACACCGAACCGCTTCTCGATGTCGCGGACCCACTGCGGGAACAACCCGTCGTTGTCGCCGTAGGACACCGACGACCCGGCGGGCAGCCCGTACGGTTCGCGACCCACAGGGCCGCCTGTCGCGAACGCGGGCATCGCGGCGAGCAGACCTGCCGGCGGCACCCAACCGGCGCGCAGCGCCTCGATGAACGGCAGCGTGCGCGGGTTGACCGCGACCGCCGGCAGCACGTACTCGCCGCGGGACAGCCGCGCGAGTATCGAGTCAGACGTCGTGGTGCCCGGCCCCTGGATAGGTCCGTGCGACCCGCCGGCGAACGACTGCAGTTTCATCTGCACCGGCCCGCCGTCCCGCAGTCCCTGCATCGTCTGCCCGAACGCCTTGATCGACGCGACGCCGGGAATATCGACACCGAGAATCGAGTCGGGCAGCGCGGCGAGCAGACGGCCGATCGCGTGGATCGGCGCCTTGATCACGTCGACGACACCCGAGAACGCATCCTTGATCGCCGACCCGATCCGGGATGCGATGTCACCCATTGTTCGGAACGCGTCGCCGATCTTCCCGAAAATCGGTCGGACGAAATTCCACACTTTCTCGATCGCGCCCTGTATGAAATCCCAGGCTGGTCGTATTGCGTTCTGCCACAGCCACATCGCAGCATCGCCGACCGCGCGTAGCCCGCCCATGAACAGGTCGAATATCGGTTTGATCACGCCATTCCAGACGGCGCCGATGATTTGCCCGATGAATTGGAAAGCGGGCTGTATCGCATTCTGCCACAGCCACATAACGACAGCGCCGGCGAGCTTAAATAGCGTCTGCCAAATCGTGAAATAGACCTTGACCGCGCCCCACAGGAAAGAGAAAATCGAGCCGATCGCGGAAAACGCCGGCTGTATCGCGTTCTGCCACAACCACATAGCCGCCGCGCCGATCGCGTCAAACCCGGCTTTCAGTGCCGGCCATATCACGTCCCAGGTCGCCTTTAAGGCGCCCATCACCTTTTCCCAAATCTGTTTACCCAGTTCAGTTTTGGTGAAAAACAGCGCCAGCGCGCCTATCAGCGCGACGATGCCGGTGATGATCATGCCGATCGGGGACAGCGCGAACGCGATCTGCAGCACCAGCCACGCCGTCTTGATCGCGTTGATGATCTTGGTGATGATCGCCGCCGCTTTGAACCCGAGCACGAGGATCCCGACGGCCGCCGCGATAGCACCGATCACCGGCGCGAGCGGCGCCAGCATCTGCAGCAGACCGACGACGACCGGCATGAGCGACGTAGCCGCGTTGACGAGCATGATGAACACAGGAACCGCGGTGTTCAGCGCGCCGATCAGTGCGCCGGCGAGCACCTGCGCGAGCTGCCCGATGACCGGTCCGAGCGCGATGAACAGCTCCGACAGCGGCTGCACGGCCGGCATGAGTGCCTGCAGAATCGAAATCAGCGCGTTTCCGACGGTGACCAGCACCGGCCCGAGTGCCTGCGCGAGCGCCGCGATGATCGGCCCGGCGAGCTGCGCGAACGTCGCGAGCAGCGTGCCGAGCACCGGCAGCACCGGCCCGATCGCCGTCGCGATCGCCGAGATCGCAGCGCCGAGCGGCGCCATCGCCGGCGCGAGGTTCGCCATACCCTGCCCGAGCATGTCGACCAGACCCGAAATCGACGGCCCGATCTGCGTGATCAGACCGGCCAGTGCCGGCGCGACCGTCGTGCCGATGATCGTTGCGAGCTGCAGCACGATCGGCAGCACCGTCGCGACCGCCGACTGCATCGCCGTGAAGAATTGGATCAGCGCGTCGCGGCCCTCGCCCGCCGACAGGTAGGCGTTGATCTGCTGCAGCTTCTCGGCCATGCCGCCGAGCACGCCGTTGCCGGCCTCGGCCGCCGCCGAGAACACAGCGGAGATGATGCCGCCGACCTGCTGCAGCACGAACCATAGTTGTTTGGCCGTGGCGATCGCCTCGCGGAAGAATGTCTGCATCGCGCCGGACTGCTGCGCGGCGACGAGCATGTTCGACAGCTCGCGTGCCGCGCCACCGATCCCGTTCGTCATCGGCCCGAATACCTGCGACGCGCCGGCACCGATCGCGGCTAGACCGGGCACGAGGTTGCCGAGCGCGGTGCCGAGGTTGGCGCCCATGTTCCCGGCCTCGCGGAGCAGGTCGCCGACGACGCGTGTGCCGGTCGCCGAGTTGATGAACCCGAGTGCCGACTTCGCGCCCTCGTTGAATCCGTCCGCGATGTCGAGCATCATGTCGCGCAGCGGCACCAGCTTCGTCTGCAGCCCGGCGATCTGCGGCGCCAGCCCGGCAAAGAATGCGTCTTGAACCGGTTGCTGCACAATCTCTTTGAACTGTTTGCCGAGCTGCTGGAAGGCGAGCACGAACGACTTGGCCTCCGGCGACAGCTTCGCCATTGCCTCGGCGAATTTCTCGGCGTTCGCCGGGTCGAACGCGTTCTTGATCGCCTCGCCCACACCGAGCGTCGCCGTCTTGACGGTGGCGACGACACCTGCGATCGCGGTCAGGCCGGCAGCGAACGCACCCGCACCGGCGACCGCAGCACCGAACAGGCCAGCGCCGAGCGCCGCACCGAGCGCCGACAGCGCCGGCAGCATCCCGGCGATGACGACCGTCGCGCCGCCCGCGATGCTCATCCATTTCAGCATCGTTGTTCCCGCAGACACGAACCCGCCAGCGACACCGGCGATCGCGCCGAGCAGACCGTCGCCCGACAGCGCCTTGCGTAGCTTCGAGATCGCCGAGGTGTTCGCGTTGACGTTGACTGTCTGGCTGCGTGGCAGCGCTCGCAGCGCCGCCGCGAGGCGTTCGACCTCGGCGAGTCCGTTCACCTTGACGTCGAGCACCAGCTGCATCGACTGGAATTTCGACACCTTGCGCAGCGCCGACGCGAGCGCACGCAGATCTTCCGGTGACGCGCCGGTCGTCACCACCGACACGGTGGTCGTGACGTCGCCGACCTGCTGTAGTCGAGTCAGCGCCGTCGACAGCCGACGTATCTCGCCGGCCTGCATGCCGGTCTGCGTGATCGCGATATTGACCGGAATGTTCCGGGGTATCTCGGCGAGCGCCGCGCGGATCTTCGCCGTCGCAACCTCGGTGCGGGCAACCATCCGGGTCAGCGTCACCGACCATGTCCGGCCCACCGCGTTCGCGTGCCGCTCGGCGTCGGTCTCCACCTTGCGCATCGCCCGCGCAAACGACGACGCCATACGGTCGAACGACTTACGGGTCGCCGCTTCGAGCTTCGCCCAGTTCTTCCGGACAACCTGCGCAGCCTGAGCCGACGCCCGTTCGAGCCGGTCCCGCAGCTCGCCGTCGACGTTGTCCCAATTGAGGGTTACGCCAACCTCGGCCTCGGCCCACTGCCCGCCGCCTGCTGTCACGCTGCCCGCCTCACATCGGTTTCGCGCCGGGTGCTCGCCGGCGACGTCGCCCGAGTGCGGTCGGGTTGGTGTCGAGTCTCAGGGTATCGTCTGCTCAGCTCGCAGCCTGCGACCGCGAGCCGATCCGGCCCGCTTTCAAGTCGGCCATGCGCTGCGCGATGTCATCCATCGGCGTTGACTCGACGGGCACGTCCTCACGTTTCCACCGCTGGATCTCCCGCAACGGTGGCTGTTCGAGCTTGCGCTGCCACGCCCGCAGCTCGTCTTCTTTGCCCCGCGATCGCCAGTTCCGCAGCAGCGCGTACACGGCGTGCGTCGCCCGCTGCGCCGGCAGCTCGAACAGGTCGATACCGCGCATCGTGAACTCGCCGTCGACGAGCATCCACGCCCCCGCCGCCTGCTGCCATAGCCGCTCGACGGTCCACCGCGCGATCCCGAGGTGCGTCTCGACGATGCGGTCGGCCATGATCTGCAGCGTGTCGAGGTCGACCGGCGACGACGGCGCCACGATCGCGGCGAGCAGCTTGCCCCACGCCTCGGTCGTGCAGAACGTGCCGACGAGGTACAAGCCGGCGGTGTTCGTTGAGTCGTCGACGAGTAGCGCCGGCACCAGCTTGCGTGTGTCGGGAATCGACGTGGATATGAACGTGCCGTCGAGCATGAAACCCGACGGCACTTCGCCCCACGGCGGCCCGAGAGCCACCGCCGGACCTACTTACGCTTCGACCGGGCAGCAGCGCGCCGCTGCTGACGGTTCTTCGCCTCGCCTTCCTGCGCCTGCTTGAACCGGGTGGCTGCGGTCTCGTCGCCCCACCGCTGCAGCACGGCGGCGACGACGTTGCCGTACAGGCCGTCGTCGAAATTGTTCGCCCGGTCGGTGATGCGTTCCTGTAGGTACATGAGCGCGGCCGGGTCGACCGACTGCTGCACGAGCGTGGTCATCGCGTTCGTACGCAGCCGCGGGTCGTCGGACAGCAGCTGATTCATGTACAGCGTCATCGCGGCGTCGGACGGCCGGTACAGCCAGAACGGGATCCCGTCCATCGCGAACGGCATTCGTTCGACCTCGCGGTCCTCGCCGGTGTCGGTCGAGAAACGCAGTTCTTCGGGCACCTCGTCGAGGCTCGGCGCCTCGAACTCGCTGTGCTCGTCGACCGACTTCGCCGTCGCGGTCTCGGTGCGCAGCTTGTGCAGCTCACGCATGTCCGGCCGGTTCATCTGCTCGATCTCATCGGCGGGGACGTCGGGGTATGCCTCGGCAATGAACTTGCGCCAGGTGTGAACCGACGCGTTCGCTGCGGGTGCCTTGGTCTTAGTCGCCATTGTGTGCTGCTCCTAGCAGTCGGGTACGGGTGGCACTGCTCAGCGTAACCGCCGAGTGAGCGAACCCATGACGTCTGTCAGCGCGTCGATCAGGAACGGATTCGGCTGTATGCCCTTCACGGACTTCGCGAATACCCATCGTGCGTCGCCGCCGCGACGTCGCCCCGACGACCCTTTGACCTGAAATTTCAACGCCTGCCGCGTGACTGGCACGATCGGTGTGCCCTTCGGCCCATAGATGCCGGTGCCCTCGTGGATGTATCGCGCGTAGGTCAGCGGCGACCCGATCACGATGTGCGTGCGGTCGCCGCGCACGTCGACGACGTACTCAATCGAGTTGCGCAGCGTGCCCTCGTCGACCGGTGCCCGCCGGCGCGCAGCGTTCTGCACGCGCCGGCCGACCCGATTGCCCCACTCGTTGCCGAGACGCGACTTCTCGGCAGCGATGACGGCGTTATTCAGTCGAACCGTCATCGCCGTCAGTGCTGCCCTCGTCGGGGACACGCTCGTCGTAGTCGGCCTGCAACTCGGTGCGCGTCTTGTCGGTCGGGTCGTAGCCGGGGAACCGGGCAGCCATGTACTCGGCCCACTCGGTCGTCTCGGCGTTGCGCTTCGGCGGTCCCGCCGCAGCAGGGTCGTTGATGATGAACCCCTCGCCGATCACCGGTTCGCCCGGCCGATCCTCTGCGGTCGCCGGCTGCGTCAGCTGCTCGCCCTCGACGTCCTCGACGACCGTCACCCGCTCCCGCTGGATCAGACCCTCGACGTAGCTCGTGCGGCCGACGGTGACGACCTCGCCGACCCGCAGCCCGCCGAACGTCTGCGCCGCCTTAATCGTCACGTTCTCGATGTCCTCGCTCATGGTGCATCCTTCCGCGGGTCGGCCGGCAGCATCGGCACCGCCTGATCGGTGAACCGCCCAAGTTCAGTATCGACGATGACGTCGTGCTCGACGCCGTACGCGCCACCCGACCGCTGCACGACACGCATCGCACCCACCTGCACCTGATCCGGTTCGACGTCGACGACCGACCAGTTCGCCTCCATGATCGCCCGGCGCAGCGCCTCGGCGTCGTCGAGCATGTCCCGCGCCGCCGAGTCGAGCAGCACCGGGTCGGGTGCCTGATCCGGGTGCGACCGGTTGATCGACGGATCGCAGCGGTACACACCGATCGTGAGGTTCACCCGCCACTCCGTCGCCGCGCACGTCCGCAGCGTCGGCGCCGACTTCTGCGGCCTCGGCGCGTAGGACACGACGCACGCCCACAGCTGCGCGCAGAACTCACCCGGCGGCTTGTCCGACATGACCGCCACCCGCTTCGGCACGCCGGCGCGAGCGGTCTGCAGTTCGTGCTCGGCGCGCTCGACGAGCAGCCGCGCCAACGCGTACGGCGAGCAGCCCATCATGGCCGACGCTCCACGACGTCGGTGTACGGTCTCGTCCCGACGAGCTGCGCCGGCCGCGCGATGCCGTGCGGATTGACCGTCAGCAGCCACTGGTCGACTTCGTCGATTCCGGTCATGCCCTCGGTGAAGTAGGCGCGCGAGTCGACCTCGATCGACAGCCCTTGCCGGGATGCGCTGGTCACGCCGCGAGGTAGTCGGCACTCACGGCCGGCGCGGTCGTTCAGATACTCGACAGCCATGACACCCGCAGCCAGCCGGGCCGCGGCTGGTGCCGGCACGCCCCGCCGATAGGTCACGAACCACGCGCCGACCTCGTTGTCGTCGGCGTCGAGATCCTGCCGCAGCGGCCAATGGTTGCCGTCGACGCGCCGCACGTACTGCCCGTCAATGACCCGGTATGCGTCCGGGGTGAGCGTCACGCCGTCGATGCCGATCGCGGTGACGTCGGTGATCGGGCCGGGCAGATACAGCCGCACACCGGCGACCCGGCAGCCGCGGCCGGCGCCGGGGTCGTAGCCGGTCGTCAGCGGTGGTGCGACGCGGCGACCGGGATACGTCGACGACAGCGTCCCCGCGTACGTCGAGCCGGTGACGCGTGGCTGCGGTGTCGGCCGCACGTGCTCGGTGACGGTGCCGAACGTGCGCCCGGACAGCGCCCACAGAACGCTGATCGCCCACGCTGACGCCTGCTCGCGCGCCTCGGCCGACGCCGCGGCCCACACGGCCGCGCTGTCGTCGGGTATGTCGATCGGCCAGTCGATGTCATCCATGCGTCGATGGTCTCACGGAAAAACGCCGCCCCACCGGCAGCCGACCGGTGAAACGGCGTTTTCCTGGGGGTGAAAGCTGCGACCCTCTCAACGCCCCTGCAGCGAACCTTCGATGACAACTCGCGCACCAGCCAAGCTACACGATCGCCAGCCCAGCCTGTCGCAGCTGCTCCGGTGTGCGGATCGCGATGTTGGACTGCGCCGCGTAGTCGATGATCGCCGCGTGATTCGCGATTGTGGTGTCGTTCGCGGTCACCTTCGTTTCGACGAGGTCGTGGAACAGCAGCGTCAGCAGGGTGCCGTTCGCGATCGCGCGGTCGATCTCGCCGGTCACCTGAGCAACGGTCAGGTTGCCGCACGACTGCCCGTACAGCCGCATCGGCAGCACCGGGATCTGCTGGTCGTCGGCTCCGCTACCCGAGAACCGGCCCAGCGCGAGCCGACCGGTGCTGAAATACCTGCGCAGATCCAGCTCGGACGCTGCGTCGACGGTGCCGTTCGGGTAGGCGAACGCGTTGGACACGTAGCCGTGCTCCATCTGGTCTGCCTTGATCGCGGCGAACATAGCCTGCCGCTCGGCCGACGTCATGCCGGTCACCGACTTCACGTGATTCGCGTACGTGTCGGCGTGGCCGCCGACTTCCCAACCGCTGCGGAATACCATTTCGTCGATCTGCGCGCGGGTGATCTTGCCGGCCTGCCCGATCCATTCGAGGATCGGGAACAGCACGCCGGCGGTGCCGTGCTTGTCGTGGTGGTCGCGAGCGATGGTGTAGTGCGACAGCGACGAGTCGTCGTACGTGTTGATCAGGACGCCGTTGGGGTACGGCTTGGGCACTGCCCGGTAGCCGACGCGGCCGAGTCGAATTGTGGTCGCTCCTGCGGCGCGGTCGTTGATCAGCACGCGTAGGTAGGTGAGTCCGGTTTTGGCGGGTGACCCGGTGGCGACGGCCACGCTCCACGGCAGCCCGATTGCCACCCACTCTCCATGTTTGAACGGACGCTGCACCTCAGGGATCCCGGACGAGGAGATCGCCGACTCGAACGTCCAATAGTTCGTGAATGCGGCGTCGGGCGATGCCATGAGACGGATACGGGCGATCTTGTCGACCTCGTCGAACCGCACCCACACCACGAACATTTGAGCGTCAGCGTCGATCGCAGCGACTGCGGTCGACGTGAGCGCGTGCGTGCTGCCGGTACCGCTGGTCACGATCCTCACCGACTGCGTTCCGTACGCGTGATCAGTGGCGTCGTTCAGGGTGATCGTTGCGCCGCCGGCAGAGTTCACGGTCCAGCCGTGGGACGGCCCGAAATTGGTGATCACCTGCGGTTCTGGTGCGGCGACCTTGCCCACCGATCCTTGCCCGATTCGTGCGAACCGTTCGTCGGCGTCGGCTTCGGTGAGTCGTTCGTCGATGCCGTCGAGCAGGTTGTCAAAAAACGCTTTGGTCGCACGCGTGACGCCGCTGACGATGGTCGGTCTGGTGTACGGCATGGCGCCGCCTCTCTCGTGTGGTTGGTGCAGAGACGCGAAACGCGCGGCGAGGTGGCATCCTCGCCGCGCGTCTCACTCGATTACGAACCCGATGCCGACGACCAGATCCTCACTGATCGGCGCCGGCGTCACACCGGGGGGAACGCCACAGCCCCCGCCGTGGCGGTGGGCGGCGCAACCTGCGTGGTGATCGGCAGGTAATGATCCTCCGGTGTCAGCGGATCGTTCAGCGGCGCCGGCACCGGCGTCGCCGCACTGTTCAGCACGACGTCATACTCGCCGGCCTCCCACTGATTGCCGTCCTTCGTCTTCGCGTTGCCGAGAGTGAACTCGGCGGTCTCGTTGTTGAGCGTCAGCTCATCGAGACGACCCGAACCGATGTACGGCCACAGGTGATAGCCGTACCGCTTGCCGCCCACACCACACGCAGTGCCCGGCACGTCCGACCACACTTCGAGCGCGAACGCCGTTTCGATCTCTTCCGAGTACCGACCGAACTTGATACCCACCGCGTTGCCGGCGGCGTCCTCGTAGATGGGGTTGCCGGTGATGATCTCCCACGCCTCCGGGTCGACACCACAGAACGCGATGCCGAGCGTGAAGTACTTGAACTCGTCCGGCATGGTCTCGATGAAACAGAACTTGTCGTTACCGTTCTTCGGCGCGTTCTCCGTGCCGTCCTCGTACTCGGCCGACACGTCGATCGAAATCAGGCCGTCGGTGACGAGGGTCGACTTCGGGCCGGTGACGGGTGCGCCGCACTCGTCGAGTCGGGTCAGACGCATGATCTTCGCCCGGACGGATGCCCAGTGCACGTTTGCCATTAGCTGCTGCCTCTCTTGGGGTGTGCTGTTCTAACCGCCCGGCCCCTAGCCAGCAGCAATGATCTGCTGCGACGAGTGTATCCCGCCGCAGGTGCGTCGCGTGGTTACGCGTCGCGACCGTCGTACGCCTCGATCAGCGCCGTACGGTTCAGCGTGTCGACGTCGTCGCCGAGCACCGGCCGCAGGAACGCGCGCCAATCGTCGGTTCGGTCGTTGCGGTCGGGTGCCTCGCCGAGCGACGCCCAGTCCGGGCCGGCCGGCTGCTCGTCGTCGTCGCCGGTCTCAATAACCGGCTCGCCGGACACCAGCGGCGCCGTCGGCTCGTCGGCCGGTGCGAAGTCGCCCGTCGGCAGCGGGTCGTCGCCCACGCCGTCAGCAGGCGTGCCGGTGTGGTCCGTCGGCTGCTCCGGCGGTGGTGCGTCCGAGTCACCCTCGGCGCCGTCCCCGTCGTCGTGCTCGCCGGCGAACTTCGCGTACACATCGTCCGGGACGTCGAACGCCGGCCGACGCCCCGACGTCACCTTGCGCACCCGCCACTTGTCCGGCGCCGCCGCTTTTAACAACGCAGCGGCCAGTTCACTTGGGTCGTCGCCGTCTTTCACAATTACAGTTGGCATATCGGAACCTCTCTCGATCAGGGCAGGTCGACCAGCGCGGCGCCGGCCACCTCGTCGAACGTCACCAGATAGTCGCGAACCACGATGCCGCTCACGTTGTTCGTCGCCGGGTCGAACCACGACTGCGACTTGTCGGTCAGCGCATCGACCGACGTGCGGCGCACCAGCACATCACCGGTCGCCGCGATCCACACACTGCCCGCGGTCGGCGCGGTGCCGTCCGGGCCGGTGTTCGGGTAGTCGCCGAACACGACCGGCGTGCCGAGCTTCGTACGCAGCAGCGCCCCGTCGGCCTGCACGAGGTCGAGGCTGTCGGCGAGCGCGCCGAGGAACCGCGGCAGATGGATGACACCAGCCGACGCATAGTCGGTGTACAGCCAATGTTCGAGCCGGCCGACAGCCAGCGCCAGCGGCGCCGCGACGTCGACGACCTCGACAGTGTCGGCGCCGGCCATGATCGCCGGATTCTCGTCCGACCAGATACGCCGCTCGACGGCCTGCATCTCGCCGGCCTGCAGCGTGTCGATCGCGCGCTGCCGGATCTCGCCTTCGCTGGTGCCGGTCATGTCGCACGTAGCGCCGGCGTACACCTCGAACGGGTCACCGACACCGGCGGGCAGACCCTTCGGAATGGTGCGGCCCATGTCCTCGCCCTGCCCGAGACATTCGATTGCGGTGTGCCCGACAGCGGTCGGGTCGATCGGCAGGAAATACTCGACGCCGCCGGCGAGCACGTGGTCTTCGCCCTCGACGAGACTCGACGCCGAGAACAGCCCGTATTTCGGTGGGGTCAGTCGCCGCTGCGTCTCGACGAACAGCCGCGCATTCGGTCCTAGCATGGTCGGCATCGGCCGGTCCTCTCCTGAAAATGCGAGTAGGGCACCCGCACGACTGCGGGTCGCACGAGTGCCCTAACTCGGTGTTCGATGTTCTGTTGTCAGCCGATCACGGTGCCGCGACGATGATCTTCCCGTTGCCGTCGAGGTCACGTGCCGCGCCCGTCGCACCCGACGCCGACAGCGGCAGCGTGAGCAGCGAACCGCGGTACGCGCGCCACAGAACGACGAGCTGCTCTTCCATGAACAGCCGCAGGAAGTCGTTCGTTTCGAGACCCGCAGAGTCGTAGATCGCCTCCATGTTGATGATGTCGCCGCGACCGCGAACGATCGTGCCCTCAGGCCACACCATCACCTTTACGCTGGTGGGCAGCTGGTTGGCGGTGGTCGCACCACCGACACCGGCCGAGCCGAGCGACAGCGCATCCTGCCAGTCGTACGACCAGTCGACCGACGCGCCACGCTGGTTGAACCACTGCTCGATCTGCCCGTCGGACACGCTCAGCGCGTCGTCGACGCCGGTGCGGTTCGCGTAGTCGGCGCGGAACACGGTCTTGTACCACTGCGGGATCGCGACCTTGAACCGCAGCGACTCCGACGCGCGAAGCCGGGTGCGCTCGTTGGTGATGACCCACTCGATCGCGTTCAGCGACGCGCCGACGGTCGACGGCCCGAACGTGCTGGTGAAGTTCACCTGATTGTGTCCGACGCCAGCGAAGATCGCTTCCATGCGTTCGAGGGTGATCTCGTTGATGCGGTGCGAGTGCGCCGCGATCAGCTCGGCGATCTGCGCCTCGACTTCCTCGGGGTACGCGTGGTTCTGCAGGATGCCGGCCGACGCGCCGGTGTACACGGCGTCGGCTCGTTCCTCGACGAAATCGGGGCAGTCGACCCGGTAGAACACTTTCGTGTAGTCGGCGGGATCTTCCGACTCCGACATCGCTTCGGTCATCACGCGACCGGCGCGGCCGCCGGCATAGATGGTGCCGAAGTCGATCTGCCGGCGGAACCGCAGACCACCGCGATGCACCTGCACCTCCGGCAGGTTGACCAGACCAGCGTTGGCGTCGGTCAGACTGCCGGGGATCTCGTACAGCGTCTCCGACGGGGCACACCAGCCACCCGACGCGGTGATCGACGCACCGGGCAGCCGCGACTCGTCGACGGCGTTCCGCAGGATCGGCGCGAGGTCCCGGTCAGCGGACGCGACCAGCTCGTCGGGGAACTGGATCGCGAGCGACGCGATGTCGGCCTTCGCCATCGCCCGAACGCCCTTGGTGGGCAGACCGCGCACCGACGCGGCAGCGGCACGCGCGAGCGCCGGGATGCCGTCGAGCTGCTGCCCGGTGTTGTGGCCGCGCACACCCGACGATGCGGTGATGACGACACCGGTCGGTGCCTGCTCGGCAGGGTTGTCGGGCGACCGGACATCGCCGGTCGTCTTGCGTGCGGCGACGGCGCCGACGCTGAAATGGGAACGCTTGCCCGATGCTGCGACCATCTCGGCCCCTTCGGTGGTCTCTGCCGACTGGTCGCTGCCGCCGTTGTCGGGATCCTGTTCGGTGGTGGTCGGGTCGCCGCCCTCGGTGGTGGTCTCACCCTCGGTGACGGTGGGGTCACCGGTGGTCTCTTCGCCGGTGGTCTGCTCGCCGGGCTGCTCGCCGTTCTCGCCGGCCGGCTCGGACTCGGCGGTCAGCTCGTTGACGCGGGCAGCCAGCTCGGCGCGCTGCTGCTGCTTCGCGGCGTCAGCCTCGGCGAACTTGGTCTGCATGTCGCGCGCCGCGGTCATGGTGTCGACGAGCAGTTCGAGACCGAACAGCTCGGCGTCGTCCTGCGGGTCGGTCGCGTCGAGGTCGCGGTACTTCTCGATCGACTCGTTCAGAATCGCGTCGACGTCGCCGCGGTCGGCGTCCTGCAGTAGCTCGCTGATCTTCGACTGCCGGTCAGCTGCCGACAGAGTGTTGCCGTTGGCGTCGGTCGCCTGCGCTGCCTCGATCAGGGATTCGAGAGTTACCTTCATCGCTGGGGATCACCTTCCGTGATTAGAGTGCCGTATCCCGTTGGGTACTCCGGCCCCTAGCCAGCGATGCAAACCCACCTGACAAGTAGGGTAGCGCAGCCCGTACAGGTCAGCGCGTAACCTTGCGCCACACATCACCGGCTGCGACGTCGGTGTTCTCTTTCGCCTCGGCCTCGGTCAGGAACCGCTGAACCGTCTTGTCGTGTTTCGTCACCTCGAACACGACGATCTGCCGACGCCCGCAATTACAAGCCATAGTGCGTTCTCCGATACTGTTCCGACCGCTCGGCGGCCGCCGCGACCTCGTCGCGTGTCTGCTGCTGGATCAGTTCACGCCGCCGGCGCGGCGACAACGCATCCTCGATGATCTTGACGATCCGAACCGGGATGAACACGGCACCGAACAGCAGCCAGCCCATGTCACCGCGCCCGCCCCGCCGCGGTGATCGCCTGCCACACAGACGAACCCGACGCCGTCACCGGCGGCGCCTGCCCGGTGCGCGTCCACTGTTTGCCGTCAGTCTCGGTGCCGTCGGAGTAGACCGCGACACCGCGGTCGCCGTCGAACTCGACGAGGTCGCCACCTTCGGCGCCCTTCAACGGCGCCTGATCTTCGAGCAGGGTGACGCCGTCGTATCCCATGCCGGGCAGCACCGGCGACCGAGTCCACACCGTGCCGTCGGTCTGCGTGCCGTCGCTGTAGGTGGCGACGCCGTCACCGAACTCGACAAGCTCGCCGCCCTCCGCGCCGGTCATCGGCGCCTCATCCTCGGCCATCGGGTGATCGGTGCCCGCGCCGACGTCCATGCGTGGCTGCACGTCCGACGTCACGCGCACGTCGACATCGGACGGCGTCGACGTCTCCGGTTCGCCGGCGTGGTTCTCGACAGGTTCGGCGTCGGTCTCGTCGTAGTTCCGCGACGGCGTCGGTGCCTCGACGATCTGCGCCGGCGCCGCTTCCGGTGCGGCGCGTTTCGGCTCCGGTGCCGGCGGTGCGGCTGGTGCCGGATCGGCCGGCGGTGGTGCGTCCTTCGGTTCGGGTCGCTTCCCGAACAGCGCCTCGGCGACCGACTTACCGAGGTTCGCGGCGTCGGCCTGCGCCCGGTCGACTGCGCCGTTCGCGTTGTCGACGGCGTCGTCGATGCCCTTGCCGATGACGTCGCCGATAGACACGCCGAACTTGTCGGCGCCGGCCTGCGTCTTCACCTTGCGGCGATCACCGGCCGCGGCGACAGCGTCCCACGCTTCGGGGTCGCCGAACTCCGGCACATCGTCGCGTACCTCGCCGAGCAGCGGCTCGTCGGCGGCCGGGGTGCCGAGCGGAATATCGACGTTCTCGCCGGCGAACGACACACGCACCCGGTCGAACTGCACCGACCCGCCGACTGGCAGCCGGTCGGCGGCCATGTTGTAGCCGGCGGTGATGTGGGGGACGAACGCGCCGTACTCCGACGGCGGTACCCGGTCGCCGAGCGCGGCCCGCAGGTCGTCGTGCAGCCGGCCGACGTCGACGCCGTTGACCAGCCACACCGCGCACTGCTCCTTCGTGTCGTCGGACGCGTTGAACTCGGCGCGCGCGAACAGCTCACCGATGATCGGCTGCCGGGTCTCGGCGAGTCGGGTCACGGTCGACAGGATCGAGTTGCGGCCGACCTCGTCGAGGGTGCCTCCGTCGGGCAGATAGATGACGGTCAGGTGCGGATCCGTTTCGCCGATGCCCTCGAACAGCATCACGCCGAGGTCAGACTCGGCGGGCATGAGCGCGATCATGCCGTCGGTGCGCGGCTCGGCCTCGACGACGTCCTCCGGCACCGGTTCGTCCACCACTTCCGGGTCTGCGCCGGGCACCGGCAGCGCCGCGAGCAGCGCCTGCACCTGCGGGTCGTCGAGCCACGCCTGCGCCCGCTCGGCCGGCAGCGGCGCCGCCGACGCCGCGATCGCGCCGCCACCCTTCGACTTGTCTCCCGGCCACTGCTTGAACACGTCGTGATACAGGTTCGCGGCGAGTCCCTTGATGTCCTCCGGTGACATGTCGGCGATCTCCGACTGCAGCGCGGACACCAGCGACCGGTACGGCGTCGTGGTGTCCGCCCACCGCGCCAGTCCCACGCCGGTAGTCCAGTACCGGTGCAGCTCCGGCGGCATCCGCCCCGACATGTCGACACCGGCGGCCAGAATCGACAGATACCGTTCGGTGGCCTGCTGCCGACGGATGCGGTGCGCCGACGCCGTCAACTCGCGTCGCTTCTGCACCCGCGCCGACGCCACGATCTCGTCGAGCACCGGCAGCGCCCGCTGCCGCAACCGTTCACGCGCGATCGCCCGGTTCACGCGTGCCTGCGCGTCGATGCCGGCGGCGGTCACCATCGTCTGCACTTCCTCGAATGTGATCGGCCCGTTGCGCACCATGCCGGCGGCGACGAGCATCGTGTCATCACCAGACGCGACGAGCGATTCGGTCCGCGGGATCGGGAATCCGGGCACGTTGACCGCGAGCGCCGCGACCAGTTCGTACTGCCCGTTCACCTTGCGCCAGTCACCCGACAGCGACGAACGGCGCAGCGTCTGCCGCTGCAGGTCGTCGGTCGTCGGGTGCGTGCGGCCAGCGAACCAAATACCGTGCGCGTCCTCACCGACCCGCACCGCGGCGACCTGCGCGCCGGTGTTGTCGTAGTGCTCGGCGGCCGCGTTGATGTTCCCGGCGCCGGCATGCCCGGTGCCGAGCGTCAGGTGCCCGACCGCGAGGTCGCCGTCAGGCGTCGGCACCAGACCCTGATGGAAGTACCGGTAGTCGGTGCCACGCGGCGGTTTCACACCCGGACGGCCGATGTGCTCGGACTTCCACCCGGCGAGGTGCCCGAACACGCGACCATCCTTCGTCACCTGGATCGGGGTCAGCCGGTCGAGTTTCGGGTCAGCGAAGTCGTCGCGGTCGTAAACGATGTTCGCCGCGTTCAATGCGGCGCCGATGTGCTTGGACACGTGCCCGATCCTCTGCTCGTCGTGTGGTGGCCTCACCTGAGTATGACCGACCGGGCACGACGTCTCGGCCTACTGTGCGCGGCGGCGTTCCGATTCGCGGCGTTGCAGCTCGGCGAACGCGCGCCGCTTCGCCCAATCACGCCCGGCCGCCCACACCGACCCGAGTACCCGCACGCCGGCGTACGGGTTGGCCGCACCCGGCCGCGCCCGCATCCCCTCCCGGTACGCCTGCTGTGTCGCCTCGTGCGTCGGCAGCGGCTGCTCTGCGGTGCGGTCGTGTGCGCTCATGCCAGATAGTCTCCACCGAGACGACGGCCCGGCCACGTCGCATACAGGTCGAGCACCGCCTGCGCGTCGAACGCCCACCGACCATCCTCGATCATCGCGCCGAGATCGGCCTTCGTGATCCGGCCGTTCTGGTCGAACCACAGCGCAGCCTCGTCCGACATGTGCTTGCGCGCGGTGTTGTCGTTGACCTTCCACAGCATGTCGGCGGCGAACTGCCCGAGATCCCGCGACCGCGGTTTCAACGTCTGCCCGTTCGTCGCGTCCTCGCACATGAGCAGCCAGTCGAACGACAGATTGTTGTGCAGCTCGTCGAGCATCGACGCGTAGCTCGTCGACACCAGACCCTGCCGCTTGCCCTCGGCGACGAACTCGCGGCGCCGCACCTGGTCGGGGTCGAGTCCCTGAATCTCGGCGAGCGCCTGCTCATATGAGATACCGCGGTCCTCGGCGAGCTGGTCGGCCTGCTCCATGAGTGCCCGCCGGCGCCGGTCCTCGCTGGTCTCTTCGCGCGGCGCGTGCAGCGGGTCGAACTCGGCGACCGCGGCGGCTTCGCCCCACAGCTCGACGTACTCGGCGCGTTCGGCGGCGATCGGGTCGACGTCGGGGACGGTCGCCGCCTTCGCGATCAGGTCAGCGCGCGCCGATTCGAGCGTCGCGACGTACTCGATCAGCTCCTGCAGGTCGTAATCGGTGCTGCCCTCGGCGATGGTCTCGTGCAGCGCGCCGCGCACCCATTCCCATTCCTCGTTGAGCGCGACCCAGTCCTCGTCACCCTCGTCGAAGTCGAGCGGTTCGGGGATCAGCGGCGGGTCGGCCGGCACAGCGTCGTCGGGTAGCCGCGCCTCGTCCGGCTCGGCCGCCCACTCGTCGAACGACAGGTCGGGGTCGTAGTCCGGATCCGGTTCTACGTCTGGCGACTCATAGGTGCCGTCGTCGCCGGGATCCCTGAATCTTGGGTCGTCGAGCCACGCATCGTCGTCGTCGACTTCGATGACGTCGTCGGCGTACTCCGGTTGCCCGAACTGCACCTCGAACGCCTCGGCCTCGCGCCGGCGTGACAGTTCGGCGTCGACCTCGTCACGCAGCGTCGGGTCGCCGTCACGTTCGTCGGTGCGGATCAGGTAGTCGGCGAGTCGCTGATCGGACGCCGTTTCGAGGTCCGGCACCGGTATCGGGGTGCGTTCGTCGGTCAGCTCGACGTCGAGCGGCTGCGCCGGCAGCTGCTGCCCGTAATCCTCGCCGCGCTGCCCGACCTGCGGTGTTGCCCGCTTCTCGCGTTCGGCGACCTGCAGGATCGCGGCATCGGCGGCGTCGGCGTCGTCCGGCCCGATCCGCACCGCGCCCGGCTCCACCGGGCCTTTGCCGCCCTGGTCGTCGAACTCGTCCTGCAGCTCGTCGTCGTCGTACACAAGCATCGTGCACCGGCAGTTCCGCGCGATGTACCCTTCTGCTAGAAACATCGCCGATTCCGATTGCAAGGTGAACACGTGCCCCGACCAGGACTCAACGACCTCGACCGCAACGACGCGATCCAGCGATACGCCGCCGGTGAGACCGCGCAACACATCGCCGAACACTTCAGCGTCTCCGCGGGGTATATCCATCGGCTCGTGCGCGACGCGGGCATACCGCAACAGCGCCGCCACGTGCTCGACGCTGCGAGCTTGGTCGACTGTTACCTCGGCGGCATGTCTGAAAAGCGCCTCGCCGTCGAGCACGGCGTCAGCCGAAACGTCATCCGGCGCGTGCTCGTCGAGAATGGCGTCACGCCCCGCAACCGATCCGCCGCCATGTACACCCGCATGGGGCAGACCAGCCCCGACGAGCGCGCCAGGCTCGCCAGCGCCGCCCACGACGCCGTGCGCGGGATGACCCGCACCGACGACGAACTCGCTCGCCGTGCGATCACATGGCAGGACATGCCCCACAGGGTGTCTCCGTTCGAGCGTGTCGTCGCCGACATGCTCACGGTGCGTGGCGTCGATACGATCCCGCAGCTCGCGGTCGGCCCGTACAACATCGACCTCGCCGTCGGACACGTCGCCGTGGAAGTCCACCGGTCCCCGCAGCACCCGGACGCTATCGTCCGACTGCGCGAACGCATCGTGAACCTCGCCGAGCGTGGTTGGTATCCGCTCTACTTCTGGATCAACCCACGCACCGACGCGATCACTGACGCGGGCATAGACCATCTGGTCACCCTCGTGCAGCTCGCCGAGTCCGACCCATCCACGTTCGGTCAGTACCGGGTGATTCGGGGTACCGGTGAGGACGCCTCCCGACGCCATACGCACCGTGATCATGCGGCCGGTGTAGCGGCTGCGCATTGACGCCTGCACTCCCGGTGCGTGCACGCGAGTATCAGCAACAAAGCAGTTGATCACCTCGTGAGGTGCGACCGAGATCGAGTCGGCGGGGTGTTCGAGCAGGAACCCGCCCACACGGAACGGTTCGTCGAGCGGGCACGTCTGCCCGTCCGCGACGCGATGCGATGCGCGGGTGCGTTGATCCTCGGTCGACAGCCACCGTTTCCACATGCGCAGCCCGGTCTGTTGCTCGACGACACGCGCCGCGGCGAGCTGCCCCGCCGACACCGCGCCGTGCGACTCCGTCCGCGCGATCCGGCGCGCCTTCCACTGCCACTCATTCAACGATTCGTCGTGCTGCTCCCACAGGTCACGCCGCCACTGCGTGAGCGCCGGCCGATCCGCAGGGTCGAGATCGGGGTCGGCGAGCTGCGCCTCGACGTCGTTGATCTGCGCGCGCAGCTTCCGCGACTTCGCGTCGATGTTCAACACCCGGCCGACGCGCTCGGTCATCTCGTCGATGGTCACCGCATCCGACAGCGATTCGAGCAGTTCCGGGCGGATGTCCTCGAACGCGCCGGCCGGCCAGATACGCAGCCGGTCAGACACCTCGGCGAGGTACTGCTGTTGGTGGGCGAACGCGCCCTGCGGGTCGGCGCGCCGCACCTGTTGGAATGCGTCGCCGAACGCGACCGACACGGTCGGCAGCACCTGATTTTCGAGTTGGTTCTGCCACACGCCCCACGTGCGCTGAACTGCGGCGTCGACGGCGTACTCGGCGTCAGCGACGATACGACGCGGCACCAGCTCGTCGACGAGCGCGAACCGGACGGCGGTCAGCCACGCGTCCATTGCGGCGAGCACGGCGGCGTCGATACCGCGTTCAGCGCGTCGCAGCAGTTGCTGATGTTCAGCGCGGCGGCGCGCTACCGCTCGCGCCACAGCTCGAACTGCGCGACGGTCAGGTCGCCGACGTGGGCGAGTACGTCGGTCGGCGCGTCGCTGTTGGCGCCGTCGTCAGCGACGACTGACAGCTCCGGGTCGCCGTCCTCGTTGAGGAACACGACGACCTCGGTTCGACGCACGATGAGCGCGTCGGTCGGCATGTCGTGCTCGGCGGGATTCACACCGCACCCGATTCGATCAGCCGGCGGCGCAGCGCCTTGCGGTCGGGGATGCGTTGCTCGACGACGAGGTGCCGCACATACGTTTCGCACACGCTCGCGTACGGGTCGGTGTTCCCGTGCAGCACCGCCGGCAGTGTGTCCCACGCCCCGCGCAGCAGCACCGGCCAGTCGTCGCCGGCGGACAGCAGGTCGACGCGCGTGTGAACGAGGTGCTGCGGGACGCCGTACCGCGGCCCCGAGTTGCGGCCCGACGCCTTCGACCGCATCGACGCGAACTGTAGTGCTCGCACGACGGCGAACATGCACACCGCCTCGATCGCGTCGAGGCTGTCGCGCTGCTGCTGTCCGGTCGTCATGATCCCTCCGGGGTGATCTGCGCGGCTGGTGGCGGGTCGTCGAGCGTGTCGGGTGGCGAGTTGTCCGGCGGCGGCGCAGTCACGGCAGGCTGGTCGGCAGGCCCCTTCACCTCGATCGGCGCAGCCGGTGCCGCCGGCAGTTTCACGCCCATACCTTCGAGGATCGGACCCATGACCGCCGGATTCATACCCATAAGCGCGATAGCGTTCTCCCGCAGCCACCGCGCCGTGATCTCGCCCTGCGACGGCATGTCCTTCTTGTCGAACCCGGACTCGGCGAGCGCGACCTCGTCGGACAGAATGCCGCGCTCGTGCAGCAGCTGCGCATCCTTCGACCGGTCGGGCCGCAGTTTCAGCTCGTCGTCGTTGAACCATGCGACGAACTCGTGCGAGTTGCTGACGTTCTTCGCCGCGAGCAGCGGCTGCACCAGCTCGTTCGACAGGGTGTGACACATCGACGTCACGACCGGCGCGACACCGAACTTCTGCTCACCCTCGTCGACAGCCCACATCGACCAGTGATTCGCCGACCCGCCACCGTTGAGCACCATAGGGTCGGAGTCCATGCCGAGCGCGATACGTTGGATCGCCTCGGCGCGACGCTCGTGCATGTGCGCGTCGAGAGCTTCGCCGAACGTCATGAGGTGCGCCACCTCGGACAGCGGCCGGTTCTCCTTGAACGGCACGCGCGCCACGATCGGCGCCAACGACTCCGACGACCCGCGGTCCTCGACGGCGGTCAGCATGTACGAATGCAACTCGTCAGCGAACCCGAGTTTCTTGCCCTCGTTGTCGTATATCTCGACGTCGTCGGACACGAACAGCAGACCGCCACCGGATGCGAGGCGTGAGTCGATCTGCGCGCCGACGTACTTCGTCATCTGCACCAGCTCGCGCAGCACCGGGATCAGTGACCGCACCGGCGCGTCGGCGAGCGCCATCAGTTCGGGGTCGGGGATCCACGATCGCGCCAGAATCTCGGCGTCGTCGTCGACCTTGCGTGGCGTCACGCCGTCGGTGATCTGATACTGCCCGGCCTGCGAACCGATCAGCTCACGCGACGAGTGCACCGACCACAGCAGCTCACCCGGCCGTTCAGGGTTGTCCCGCGCGTTCAGAATCGACTCGCCGCTGTACTCGATGTGCTGCGCGTACCGGCGAATCTTCTGCTCGACGTCGGGCTGATTGCCGAACAGCACGTCGGACAGTTCCGCGGCGACACCCTCTGTGACGCGCATCGGTTCGCCCCGGTGACCGGGCGGCATGTGTCCGATGTACAGCCGGCACTGCCCGGCGGCGCGCGCCTTACGGTCGGCGAGGAACCGCAGCTCAGGCGATTCGCGGCGCAGCTCCCACACCTCGTTTTGCCAGCGTTCGGCCTGCCGACGCCGCTTCCGTCGCTGCGGCCGGCCAGACGCCATTTGCTGCGAACCGTGCAACGGTTCGACAGCGGCGGTCACCGACCGCTCTCGCCGCGCCGACGGCCGGTCCCGGTTCACCTCGTAGGTGGTGATGGTCTGCGCGGTCGGCGCCGCTGCACGCGCGGCCGCAATGATGCTCTGCGGTGTCGGTGTGTGCCGGCGCGCGATCGCGAGTGCTCGGCTATCGGACCTCGGCATGTGCGTCCCTCACTCAGTCGTCGATCGGGTCGAGCCACCGTGACCCGACACCAGCGACGAGCGATGCGGCGCCCGTTGCAACCATGATGAACCACCACGCCGTGTCGGCCCACCAGTAGGACGCGACGAACACGGCGGCCGCGACCCACACCGACACGCACCATGCGCACGTGATCAGGTACGCAAACCACTGCTCCGGCCCGTACCGCAGCACGATCCAGTTGCGCGGCCGGTCGAGGATCGCGTCAGCGATGATCAGGCGAGTGACGCGCCAGACGAACAGGATCGTGAGTAGCAGCGTGAGCGGGTCCATGTGCGGCATGACTGACAGGGTATCCCGCAGACAGCACGCCGCCCCGGATCCCGCGAGGGGATGCCGGGGCGGCGAGGTGTATCAGGTTGTATCAGGTCAGGGTGTGAGGTCGACGGACTTCGCGCCGTGCTCGGCCTGCTCCTGCGTGAACTGCTCGTAGACGAGCTGGTCGACCAGCTCCTGATACGAGAACCCGCCGACGAACTCGATGTAGTCGGCTGCCGACTTCTCGGCCTGCTCGAACCAATCCACAGTCACGTTGTCAACAGCCCACTCGGCGTCGGCGCGCGAGAAATCCTCGTACACCAACTGGTCGATCAGCTCGGCGCGCGAGAACCCACCGACGTAGGCGAGGTACTGCTCGGCCGATTCGAGTGCCTGCGTCTGCGACACGGTCACCGACGGCGTGTCCACGGTCTCGACGGTCGGCGCCTCGGTCGTGGTGGTCGTCTCGATGGTCGCCGGTTCGTCCAGCTCGACGGTCGTGTGGGCGGGTGCGGTCGTCGACGGCAGCACCGCGGCGGTCTGCACGTCGTTGCCGCGCACGGTGGCCTCACCGTCGTCGGTGACAGCGCCGATGATGCCGAGCGTGACGACGAACGCGCCGACGCCGGCGAGCACCTTGTATCGAGTCTTCATGGTCTGGTCTCGTTTCTGTGATGTGCGGTCAGTCGAACGGGTCTGGTCGACTCGGCGCCGGCAGCCACCGGTGCGCGGGGTGGCTGCCGGACCGGGACGGTCAGCGTGCGATCGCGATCGGGTCGCCGACGAACTGCCAGCCGCGCACCGACTCGTCCCACACGGCGCGGGTGCCGTCGTCGAACGCGACCTCGGCGGGGTCGAACGTGAGGTCGGTGTGCGCGAGGTTGTGCAGGATGCGGTCGTAGTCGTGCCGGACGTCGCCGCGCTGACGGGCACGCTCGGCGTAGTGCTTGACCGTCGCCGCGTACACGGCGGGGTCGAGGTCGTGGTTGCGGGCGGTGTCGAGGATCCCGGCGCGCATCCACACGCCCGGCCCGGTCATGAACACGCTGCGCATGATGCGGTCGAAGTGCTCGTCGACGACGTGCTCGGCGGCGATCTCGGCGTATGCGGCGTCGAGTGTCGGGTCGAGGTCGGAATCGGTGAAGCTCATGGGGTCTGGTCCCTTCGGCTGGTTGGTGCGGGCCGGCCGGGTGGCCGGCCCGCGGGGTGGTCAGTAGTTGCGGTGCGGTTCGACTAGTTCCCACACCATGTCGATCTCATCGGCGGTCAGTCGGTGGTGTTTGCCGAGCGGGCCGATGCTGTTGTGGACGTCGACGAGTGCGGCGTCGAGGTCGAATTCGGTGGGGTCGACGTTGAGCTGGTGGGCGAGTGCTGTGCTGGTCATGTCGTTGACTGTAGCCTCGTCACGAGGCTATTGCAAGACCTTGCGGGAATCGAACACACCCGACCCGATCGCCCACCCAACCCGGTCGCCTTCCACATGCCACCCAAACCGCGACCACACGCCCTCGTCACGCAACGTCACCCGCGTACCCGCACGGCCCTGCGTCATCGCGAACAGCCCGTCGCGCGTCGACATATGGCGGGTGCCGTCCGGTAGCTCCGCCATCGTGAACGGACTGTCAGTGTCGTCGACGTCGTGGTCGAACTCGTGCACGAACTGCCCGCCAACCCTGATCCGGTAGGTGTCTCCGACCTTCACCTCGAATCCCTCTATCACGACAGGGTCGAAAAACCTGTCGACGATGCGGCTCTCGTCCTGCGGCCGCGCGCGCGTCTTGATCGTCCGCACGGTCGCCGTCACTTCGACGTCGACCATCTCCGGGCTGCCGTACGTCACCATCGTTGTGCTCATTCTTTCAACCATTCCTCGTGTTGTTTCTGCGCGCGCTCGGCGAGCGCGGCCCGTTCTGCCTCGATCTCACGCCGGTAGTTGCGGCGCGACACGCTCAGCGCCACAACGAATACGCCGGCGAGCACGATCAGCGTCGACACGATGACCACCGGCCAGTCGATACCGCCGACCCAGCGGCCGACCTGCCCGGTCGCGATCAGGATGATCGGCACACCCGTCGCGTACGGGTGGTCGCGGATCACGCCGAACACGCGCTGCAGGAACGCAACGTACGCCCGGAACGCACGCAGGAACGGGTCGACGTGTTCCTCGACGCTGCCGCTGCCCCAATCGTCGAACGGCGCGTCGCCGGTCGTGGCGAGTTGCCGTTCACAGTCCCAATCGCCGGCCGGGTGTGCGACCACTTTCACGAGCAGCCCGCGGTGATCACGCACCAGCCCGCACACGTCGCGGCCCTCGTTCTTCGCCTGCTCGACGAGCTTGCCGGCGAACTGGTCGAGTGTCACCCACTCTGGCAGCAGCGGCGGCGCGACGAGACCCGGTTTCGCGAAGTGCTCGACGAGGTCGGCTATCGGCCACCGTATGACGGGATCGCGCCGTGCACGTCGGGCATGCGCGTTCGGATCGAACAGGACACCGGCGCCCATCAGGTGCGCGTCGAACCGTTCGGCGGTGTCGGCGTCCATCACTGCCGAACGGTTCGCCCGGCGTTGCGCGTGCTGCTCGGCGTCGCGCAACACATCGGTCACCCGGTCGCGCGTCTTGTCGCTGACGTCGGGTGCGAGCCACACGTCGATGGTGTCGGGGTCCTCGCTGCGCAGCGTGTCCCAGAACCGGGACGATGCGGCGATCAGGTCGCCGCGGTCACCGAACCGGGCGACCTCGCGGCGTCCGACGTGCACGACCGCAGTGATACGCGGCGGTGTGTCACGCAGCGCCCGCACCACGCGTTCATGGGCGACGCCGCCACCGCCGGCGGGCGGGATCCGGGACGGCGTTACGCCGCCGGGGAGTGGCTTCGGTCGGTATCCACTCATCGCTGCTCCCTCGTGAAGTGCGGGCATCCGCAGTAGTCGGCATCGAACGTCGCATAGGAACCGCTGACGAGGCGTGTGCACTCGCCGTCACGGTCGAGGTGCCACAGCGCGGTATGCCCGCACGTGCACGTGTCCATCAGCTCGCCGTGTCGAACAGTAGGAACTGGTCGCCGGCCGTGGTCGGCACGGTGCGGCGCCGGCGTCGGCGCGGCGGGATCGGCGCCGTTGACACGATGACGTCGGCGACCGATGCGAGTGCCGGCGACACGAACCAGCTCGCCGGCCGGGCTGCGGTGGCTGGTGAGCACGGTGACCATGCCGCCGCCGGTGTAGCCGGTGACCTCGACGAGGTCGCCACCGAACCACGCGACCCGGCCGAACGACGACGCCGCGGTCATCGGGCGGCCAGCTGCTCGGCGCGGCGGATGACGACCGCGGTCAGCTCGCCGGTGGTCATGCCGGGGTTGCGGCGCACCTCGCGGGCGATCAACTTGGCGCACAGTTCGGTGTCGACACCGTTCGCGATGATGTGCTCGTGTCCGACGCGGCCGACGATCCGGCCGGCGGCCGCAGCCTCGGGAGCGTAGGGCCAATGCCCGGTCGATTCGGCGTGGTCGCCGGCGTCCTCGACGTCGGTCTGTCCGCATACTGCGCAGGTGGGGAACATGTGCGGTGTCCTCTCGGGTGGCGGGATGGATGGTCAGCTGCGGCCGTTGTTGCGGACGCGTCGCAGGTAGTAGCCGCGGGTGTCGTCGCCGGCGACCTCGGCGCCGCGGCTGGTGAGGTCGATCATGTCCATCGGCTCGATGACGCCGGCGTGCATGGTGAGCGGAAGGTCGCCGGTGATCGCGTGCACCTGCTCGGCGGTCATGCGGTTGTCGCGGTCGGTGCCGGCGAGTGCGGCGGTGACGATTGCCTTCGCCTCGTTGTAGGCGGCGGTGGTGTCGATGTGTGCGGTCATGCCGCAACTGTAGCCTCATGACGAGGCTACAGTCAAGCGGTCAGGATGCGCGCCGCCGGACACCCGCGAACTGCCCCGACCCACGCGCACCCTGCTGCCGGCCACCCGTCGGACGCGACACCTCGGTCTGCGCATTGACCGGCGGCAGAACCTCGGTCAGCGCATACACGTTCGCGTCGAGCGCGCCCGGCGACCACGTCGAACCGGGCTGCCACAGACGCCATTCGTTCGTCAGGTTCGTCAGGTCGGCGAGCTGCGCGAAGTACACGCGATCAGTGAGCACAGCCTGCGCGATCGGTTCGGCGCGCAGCACCTTCGACACACGCGCCGATACGCCCGACACGTGCGGGCAGTTCTCCGACGCCGGTATGTCACCCTCGCGCTGCAGGTCGGCCCACGCCTGCTGGATCAGTACCTTCGTCATGCCGCCGCCGTAGTTCTTCTCGTAGACGATGGTGCCGGCCCGGTACTGGTGCGCGGCGGCGCACACCCGGCGCGGCCACTCCATCGGGCCGAGCGTGTCCGTCTTGTCGTCGAGGACCCATGCGGTGCCGTTGCCGTCGATGCCGGCGACCGCGATGCCGACGCTGTCGTGTTTCTCCCCCTCGCCGCCGGACGGGTCGACACCGATCACGACGCGCCGCAAGTCGTCCCGGACCGGTGCCGGTTTCGTGTGCGTGCGGATCGCGTTCTCGGACAGCAGCGCGGTCGTCGCGTCCGACGGCACACCCTGCGACATCGCCGCCCAGTCACGAGCGGTCGACATCGCCCGTTTCTGCGCCCACCACGCGAGCAGCCCGTCGACGTCGTCCGGGTCGAGCAGCGGGTGCGTGAGCGGTTCGCCCGGCGCCCGGCCGAGCGGGTCAGCATAGATGCCGCGTACCCGGTCCTCGGGCATCGCGATCGCCGGCAGGTGCACAACGATCCACTTGCCGCCGTCCTCGACGCGGCCGTCGCGGGCGAGTAGCCGGCCGGCGAGGTCGTCCTCGTGCCAGCGGGTATTGTGGCTGACCAGCCCGTTTGCGATGAAATTCTCGGTGCGGTCGATCTGGACGTCGAACACGTCCTCGGTGCCGCACGGTTCGACTGAGATGACCTCGTCAGGCGTGACGGTCCAAGTAGTCAGCGGCCGCGCGTAGCCGTTCGGCTGTCCGGCCGTATCCGACGGCGAGGTTGCAGTCGTTGCACAGCAGTCCGCGGACCCGTCCTGTGTCGTGGTCGTGGTCGACGCAGAGTTTGCCGGCCCAGTGAGCGCGGGTGTTGCTGTCGTCGGGGACGTCGCCGCAGACGTCGCAGCGGCCCTGCTGTGCGTCGACCATCGCGTCGTACTCTTCGGGTGTGATGCCGTAGCGGTGCCGCATCCGAGCTGCGCGTCGCTTCTCGGGTGTGCCCCGTCCGTGGCCTTCGGCCCATCGCTGTTTGTTGTAGTGCGACGTGCACAGCCCTCGGCACTTCGCGGGTTTGTCGCAGTCGTCAGCAGAGCATGTGACGCCGCGGTGTTTGCCCCAGTAGCCAGGATCACGTCGCCCGGCTCGATCGTATGTGTCCGCTTCCATGTTTCGTTCCCGTTCTCGTCGACAGTGAGGAACGGGTGCCGTGCGTTTGCGCGGACCTCTCGCCCCGATTTCATCTTGATTCTATAGATGGAATCAGAACCTTGGTTGGCCCAGTTGCGAACGACGGACGTCGTCAGTTGGCCGCGTTCGTACGTCGCGACCTCGTCGCCGGGCTGAACATCTCGCAGCGGCTTCTCGGTGCCGTCGGCCATGAGAACCGGGGTGTCGCCGGTCATGCACATGACCAGCACCTCACGGTAGGTCGGCGACTTACGCTGCGACCACACCGAGCTGTACCAGTCCCACACGAAGTCGCGTTGATTCAGCGACTCGGCTTGTGCGCGTGAGATGAACGGGTCGTCGATGATGCCGAGATCCATCGGCTGCCCGGTGAAGTTGCCGCGCAGACCACGCGACCGCAGGCTGCCGCCGGCGCGGATCGCCCAGTCAGCTTTCGACCCTTCGTCGGCGACGAGGTTCAGGCCGTACGCCGGTCCGAACTCCTGCACCAGCGCGCGCACCGCGGACCCGTTGCGGCGGGCGAGGCGTTCCTCAGCTGAGGCGTTGAGGATGCGGTCGCGTGGCCGCTTCGTCATCCACCAGAACGGGAAGTACACCGACACGCGCGTCGACTTGCCGACCTGTGACGGCGTCCAGATCATGAGCTGCGCCTGCGGTGTCGCCAGTAGGTGTGTGAGCGCGTCGTCGATCACTTCGAGGTGCGGCCGCTGTACCTGATTGTTGGGGTCGAGCAGCGTGGCGAGCTGTCCGGGTGACGATGCGTCGCCGAGTGGAATGTCGAGCTTCGCGCACAGCTCGGCGAGCTGCCGCGCCTGCAGCAGCTTCTGCAGCCTCTCGGAATGCACCGGCACCGGTTACGGCCCTTCGACCTGTGCGGCGATCGCGGTCAGCGCCGGCAGGTCACTGACGTCGATGCCACGTTCTTCGGCGTGCCCGGTCAGTAGCGCGGTCAGACGGGCGATCTCGACGTCGACGGCGTCGACGGTGGTGACGACGTGCTCGTGACGCTGCGGCTGGTCGAGTCCCAGCAGACGGTTCAGCCGGTCGATCGCGTCGAGCGCGACCCGCGCCGACCGGGCCGCGGCGAGCGGATTCGATTCGTCGGTGCCGATCTTCATGTGAGTCTGCAGCAGCCGCTCGATGCGGGCGAGCTGCATTTCGAGTGCCTGGTCGGCGAGGTCGGCGCGTTCCTGCGCACGCTGTTTCAACTCGCGCTGTATCTGCCGGTAGACCGTCGCGTGACTCGACAGTTTCATCTCGTCGGCGATCTGCTGATACGTGTGACCGCGCAGCCACATATCCAGCATTTTCTGACGACGCAGATCGTTCGCTGCGTCTACGCGTTTCGACGTTCCGGGCGGCAT